GATAAGTTTGTTCAGATGAAAACTATTTGTAAACTATGCAACAACACAGCTACCATGAATATGAGAATTATTAATGGAATTCCCACATTTAAAGGTGAGCAAATTCAACTTGGGAGCAATGAATCATATTTGTCTGTGTGCAGTAAGTGCTATGACATATGCCAAGATAAAGTGAATAAAGGGGAATTTTAATGAAGCAGATAGATAAGATTAAAATGGCAGAAGTGGGCTATATTCAAATGGGGGAAATAAACTTATCTATTTGCAAGGAATATCATAATGCAGAACATTCGGCTTGTCTATCTTATGAAAATAAATTAAAAGGGGAAATGACCAATGGAACAATTCAAAACAAGAGTAATAATTAATAAGAAGGAAAAAACTAAGCTTACTAAATTACCGCAGACACCATTTGTTATTAAGGACAATGAATCAATGGAAAACGATTACTATATTGTTGCTAGGAATGGGTCTTATTTTACTTATGTCAGATTAGAGGATGGCGAATTGACAAATGATATTGGCGATCCTCAACATGTTGTATTAGATAGAATCAACAAAGGAAAAGACACCATTGTAACTAGCGAATTAATATTGTCATTGTAGGTGATAGATATAATTAATCTAGCGCAATTTATCGGATATGTTGGTTTTGTAGTATATCTAATAATGTACACATTCTTAATACTAATGGTAATAATGATTGCAAGAGGTTATAACTTTATTTTTCTTGTATTATTACCAATCATGGCAATAGTAATTTGGATTTATTATGTTATCATATATATTACTGGTGTTAAACTTATGATAGGATGATGACAAATGACTAATAAAATATTGATGGTTTGCTTTCACTGTGACAGTTGTGGGAAAGACTTTAATGTTTCAGATACAATTATGGAACAAGAAAAAAATGGTGAGTATCACTGCATTTTCTGTGGAGCAAAAGGAAAAAAGATTTACTCTTACGATGACTATTTTGTAAAAAAGGTGAAGTAATGAAAAAAATACTAATCTTTGAAATTAATAGAGAACGAATGAATTTAATGGCTGATGTATTTATGGATTTATTAGATACTAGCGTTGTAAAAACTTTAAGGACTAAAGAGGAGTCCATCATTGTCACTAAAACACATCGAATTCAAATTGTCTACTTTAGTGAAGAGCGTAACATTGAATACAGCCAATTCAGGGCAGTAAAAGCTGATTTGGTAATTAATAACACGATGAATCAAAGCATCGAAATGTTTTCATCTCTCATAACCATATTCAGTAAATACAATAAAAATGCGGTAGACTACGATGCTTTACGAGAATAGTCTTCTCAATCAGATTAATAGATTGCAAACAAACTATTTAGTATACTCTTATCTGTATTATTTTAAAAATGAAACACTAATACCTGATTCATATTATGATAACTTGTGTAAATCTTTATATAATTATATGAAAGAAAATAAAGAAGTTGCTAAAACAAGATTCTACAAGTTATGCAAAGGTTTGGATGGTAGCGGTAGCGGTTTCTACTTAAAAGAAGATGATTATCCTCAATATATAAAAAATATAGCATTTAAACTACAAATGCAAAAAATTCATAAACGAGAATTATCTGTAGAAGAAATTGTCCGTATGGAACATGAAGACATGTTCAAAATTATTGTTGCGGGTTCTAGAGATTTCAAAGACTATAACTTATTAGAGAAAAAACTCGATGCCATACTCAAAAACAAGTGTGACAAAATAGTTATAATTGTAAGTGGTATGGCTAGAGGTGCTGATAGTTTTGGTATTAAATATGCTAGAAAAAGAGATTATTGGTGGGCTGAATTCCCTGCTGATTGGGATTTGGGAAAACAAGGTGGATATGTTAGGAATGCACAAATGGCTGATTTCTCTGACGCATGTGTAGTGTTTATGGAAAAAGATGGCACTACAGGCTCTCAACATATGATTGATATTGCAGAAGAGAAGGGATTACAATTGAGGGTTATTAAATATTGAGGTGAGAATGTGGGAGAAGAACAATATTGGTTCAAAGAAAAGCTTAGAGAGTTATTATATGAAGACCCAAATATTCTATTAGATGTATTAGAACAAAATTTATCAGTAGACATAGAATCAGACAATGATTGGGGTAGCAGTGGGTTGTCAGTTAACGTTATATATAATGGTAAGAAAATATGTAGTAGCTATGTAGCATTAAAATATGACAGTGATTACTAAAGTTGTAAATAAATACAAAGAACCCTACGACATCTATATAGGTCGTGGAAGCATCTATGGAAACCCCTTCTCTCATGAAGAAGGAACGAAAGCATTGTATAAGGTTGCCACAAGGGAAGAAGCAATAGAAAAATATCGTGAATGGATTATGGAACAACCACACCTACTAAAGAAACTCAAGAAGTTGAAAGGTAAGACTCTAGGATGTTTTTGTAAGCCCAAACCCTGTCATGGCGATGTGTTGGTAGAACTGATAAGCAAACTCGATTAAAAAAAGAAAAATGAGGTGATAACTTTGTGGTTTTATGAAGAAGAAGACGAGAAAAAACGCAGAGTGATTATTGCTTGTGGAGAAAATGATTGTAGTGGAGTATTTATTTATGAAAGTTGGTTGGGGGACTTTTCGCCTAGAGTGCATGGAGAGTGTACTGGATGTAAAAGATTTATATCTATGAAACTATCAAATATAGATGAATCTAGGATTTTAGAACGAAAGATTATTTAATAAAATGAATATTTTATGAGGTGATAAATTTGAAAACAAAACTATGGAAAATTCGTAATAAAGAAACAGGAGAGTTTTCTAAAGGTAGAAGAGAGAGCGAACTCTTTATTTGGACAAAAGATGGTAGAACATGGAGTAGTATATCTCATGTTAAAAATCATCTACGTGCTTTTATGTATGGAGATAAACTAAGGAGAGATTGCCCTTACCATAATGCAGAAATTGTAGAAGTTGAAGTAGATTATACAGAATGTAATACGACAGATGTAGATGATTTCATTAATGAGCAATTGATAAAATAAATATTTTAATAAGGGTTGATATAGAGTGTTGAGAATTTGTAGTTTAGGTTGTCACTTATTTGATGATGGTGTTGAACCCCAACCGAAAACAAAAGATGATACGCTTGCAATTATTGGAGCAAATGAACAGGTTTCCTGTAAAGAGTGTTGGGAAAAGTTTAAGAAAATTTTAGAAAACTATAGAGAAGATTAGATGAAATATTTTTATTTGAGGTGATTATATGTATAAATATATCCAAACAGTAAAAGGCTTGTTAAATAATATTGAAAATGAAAGTGATTTTGATAAACAATTAGAAATTATAGATGAACTATGTGATTTATCTTGCGATTTTTATAACGACATGTTAGATAGAAAACATGGATAAAAATAATTATCTTATGAGGTGAAAACATGTTTAAATATGAATTAGGACAAAAAATTTACTATCTAATGGATAATAGACTTCATTCTGCACCTGTTTTGTCAAGAATCATAGTTGAAAATCAAAAAGAAGATTATGATTCTATTTTTAAACAGTTTGGTAATGCAAGAATATTATACGCAACTTGTCATGGAGAGATTGATGAAAAAGATGCCTTTGCTAGTAAAGAAGAATTAGCAGACAATTTAATAAAATGAATGTTTTTATTGCAGAGGTGATAATATGGAAACTATAACTATCGAGTATTATGATGAAATATGTTGTGATGATGCAGAACTAGTAACTGAAAACGAAGTTTGTGATACTTACGGTGGCGATTACACCTATAAAGATGTTTATTCTTGTGTCAAATGCAAAAGAGCATTTGCGAACTATTTTGGTGGAAGATTTAATGGAACAGATGAAATTGAATATCAAGAGAATAAATATAATTATTGATAAAATAAATATCTTAACATGAGGTGGGTTTGAGTATGGATGGAGATAATGTAAGAAATGTATTGAAAAAGATTGAAAAAGAACTAGATGGATTATATGAATGCGGAGAAATATCGTCTAATTCATATTGGACATTAATTGAATTACTAGAAGAAGCAAGTGACGAAGCATAGATAATAAATATTTTATCAAAAGGTGATAAATATGATACCAAGATTTTTTAAAGATATGCCACCGAAAGAGAAGCGTAATGAAATTGGTAAATATAGAATAGAGGTAAGAACAATATTTCCTATGAGAGAAAGTGTCGTTTATTCAGAAGTGTATGAAGGCAAACTATGGAAGGCTTATGTAAAAGTTAGGATAAAAGCATTTATAAAAGATTTAGCAACAAATGGAGAACATTATGGAATTGGATGGGCGATTAAAAAGGGTTGAGGTGCTTATAATGGAATTGCAAGTGAGAGATAGAGTATTAATTATAAATACGAATGGTAATCCAGTAGCCAAAGGAACAATTGTAAACATTAATGAATTTCGTGAGCCTAGTCAAATGTATGCTGTTGATGTTGATGGTTATGAAGCTGATGTATTGTTTTTTGGAAAATCACAACTAGTTAAAGGAGATGTTAATAATGAGTAAATATACATTAGATACAGAAGTAGAATTTTATGCAGGTTTAGGTTATGTTAGTGCGAATCGTGATAACACTGAAACACTAGAAGAATTAGGTCTTACAGAAGAAGAACTTGAAGAAATGACTGATGACGAAGTTGAGGATTATATACATGAACAATATGAAACTTGGTTGTCAAATCATCTAGATGCAGGTTGGTATTTCAAAGAAGAAGACTAATGAGGTGAGAACATGAGTCAAAAAGAAAGAGCAGAAAAATTCCTAGAAGAACTAACAGAGTTGAGTCGTAAATATGGATTTAAGATTGTAGCAGAAGGAAGCCCAACATTATTAAAAGATGGAATCGAAGGTGGGTGGGTTGAATTTGGAGCAGGATGGCTTAGTGGTAAGTATGAAATCTATGAAGACTAGAAAAGCAGGAAAAAGAATAGGTGGATGCACATATATACATTCGTCAGTTCTTCCTCTTATAAAGCATTCTGATATTGACGACATGATATTAGAAGCAGAATTATTGTTAAGCAGACACTTAAACATAGGTGAAACTTTTGAATACACAATTATAAAGACAAATAAAGCAAAGCAGGAAGTAAGCTTTATTCACTGTAAAGACTTTAATGCTTCACCTGAACCCACAGTGGGTGACAGCTACAAAGTAAACCTTCTAACAGGCAAGGTTGCTTTCAGAAAAGGTAGAAAAAACAATCCCCAAATTTATCATCACAAATGGATGTTTGTCGATGATTCATATACAGGATTCGATGTTGAAGAATCCAAAAAACGCTCTAAACAATGGCAAGAATCAGGAATAGAATATGATAGTAGAAAGATAGGCAACTATGACTACTGGAATGAGGTCATACTAAAATGTTTGACATTTTAAATAAAGAACCAATAGAAATATGGACAGATGGCTCGTCTAGCAACAATAAAACAAGATGTGCGGGTTGGGCATCCATTTTAAAATATAAGAATCATGTCAGAGAACATTGGGGCGGTTTTGAACCTGATACCACCAATCAGCAAACAGAAGTCTACTCAGTTTTATATGGTTTAAAAGAGATAAAAACTACAGACATTCCAATTAAAGTGCATAGTGATAGTGCATATCTCATAAATTGCATGAAAGAAGATTGGGTTAATAAGAAGTGGAAGATGAACGGTTGGATAAATTCGCAGGGTCAACCTGTTTCTAATAAACAATTATGGATAGAACTTAAAGACGTTGCTAGTAGGCAACTTTACATAGAGTGGATAAAAGTCAAAGGACACATTGACATCCCCCTAAACGAGAGAGCCGATGACTTAGCAGTAAAAGGAAGACATGATATAGAAGTTAAATTGGGCTTGAGAGACAGTAAGTTGGAGAATGAATGTACTTGTAAGATATGCAAAAAGACAACTACAAAAAACCAAGGCATATTTAAATGTTGGGATATTTGATTGATATATCTTGATTTTTAGATACATCAAGTGCTATTATCAAGTTAAAAGGGGTTGATTGATAATGGCACATCTAACACTTGAAGAAACAATATTAGAATTAAAGAATACTGTTTTCAGTAATCAAGAGGTTGAATTTGAAAAATATATTCAAGACCTTTCTGAGAAAAGCAATATACCTATCAATGACTTAATTGGATTCCATAATCTAATTAAAATTTGGAAAAAGGCTGAAGACAATCCAACATATACTTATGCAAATAAAAAAGATTGGTCTAATGCAGAAGAAGAATTAATATACCTTTACTACGAAATTTTCTCCAAAAATAAGGTAATTAAAAACGGAAGACTTAAATCAAAGAGTACATCAATTATGTTTGAAGAATTGTCTCACATATTTACCGATAGAACAAAACAAGCAATTAGTTTTAAATTCTATCAAAAAAGAGATAAGTACATTTATGACGATGGTCAAATTGCTATTAAAGATTTAGCTAACGCTGAAGAAGAAGAAATTGTAGAATTGAAAAGTAGTCAGGAAGTTACAGAATTAGAGTTTTTTTCGCCTTTCGATGAAGTTGATAATGTTAAACACAGCTTAGACTTAGATGTGACAACTAAATTTGATAATCCAAAACCAAAGGAAGAAGTTGACTTGGTAGAAACAATTTCTGAAATAGTTGGGAATATGGAAACCGTAGGGCTTAATATCAACCCTTTCTTTGTAAGTCTGTTGGAAATGTCTCAAAGAGCAGTCCAAAATAGTAACATTGATAAAGTTGAAAAATTAGAAAGAAAAATAAATATTCTTCAGTCTGAGCTATCTAATGAAATAGGAAAAAGCGAACAAGTACAGAGAGACTTTTTGATGCTATTAAACGATTTTTCTGCACTGAAGAAAGAAATTGAACATTTTGATAGACTCTCAAGCAAAGACAAGCTTCAACAATTAAACACCTTTAGCGCTAAATTAATAAACATGACAGCCAATACTGGTGGAGTTTTGTCAATGACCATATGATGAATTTGAAAAGTGTGAACTATACATGTTCACACTTTTTTCATTGAATATATTTTTCAGACATGGTATATTTTAATAAACAAATGGTAACAAAAGTTATAGAGGTTACTATGGTAACTAGGAGGTTGAAATAGTGACTATTAAAGATGCTGTGAGATTTCCCCTAAAGATTCAAATTGAAAAGAACAAAGAGATTGATGACGTTGTTCACAAGCTAAACATGCAAAGCATAAGTAAAATATCTAAACATCAATTTATCATGGAAGCAATTGAAGAAAAAATTGCAAAACAAAGGAGAAATGATGATGTCGCAATTCGCAACTGATTTACAGAAATCGGAAGACATACTCTATAGAACCAAGAACAAAAAGACGATTGATTTAAATTTTGAACGGTATGCTCAAATCTCAGGAGTGAAGGGCTATCAGTTTGGGAAAGAAGTATATTCTTCAATGTTAAAATTTAAAGACTTGTCTAAATTTTTGGAAGTGTTTCCAAAGATACAGCGTAGCATGAGCAAAAACAATGTTAAATCTTTAAAGAAATATATACTTAGCGGTATTGGGGACGAAGAGAATTCAGAAGCATACATGCGATTCTTTAACTCAATAACTGTTACCTGCAAGGGAACTATTATTTATGATGATGATAAAAGAACCATCCTTATTGACACCAATAGTAAGATGTCCATAAACGATGGTCAACATAGAACAGAAAGCGTTAAAGAAGCAATACAAGAATTAAAAACAAAAATTGAGAAGACAAGTGACTTAAGCGAAAAGACGAATATTGAAAAACAACTAGAAATGTTGGAAGAAATGACTATACCTGTTATCATTTTTAACGGTTTAGACGAAGAACAAGAATCTCAATTATTTTTCGACTTGAACAACTTGGCTAGAAGACCGTCTAAAAGTGCCAATATCCGTCTGTCTCAAACAGATTTATTTGCGAAGATGGCTAAGGAAATAGGTGAAACCAACAGGTATTTCATTCATTATGGTGTTGAAACCGATAAGCAATCTATATTCAAGAGTAATCAAAACACATTCCTATTAACGACAATCTACAACTCCATTAAAGAGCTATTGAGTTCAAGCCTTGTCTGTGATAAGAATTTCTTGAAGAAAAAGAATTTTGACAGAGTGAAGAATAGTGTGAATTCTAAATTTGAAAAAATCTTATTCGCATTGCCTGACGATATGGACACAAAAGGAAGGTATATTATTGAAAAAAGCTATGCGCTAATTGGAATATGTAAATTTGTGTCTCAAGCTAAAGAAGAACGTTTGTTTGCGAATGAAGATGATATTTACACATTATTAGGACAAATTGATTGGACATACAAGAATGAAGATTGGCTTAATTATGGTGGAATCAGAGGAATAGGAAAAAATACCAATGTGATGTTCTCAGCTAGTAGTTCAGGTCAAAAGGCAGTCTTCAAATATTTGCTTGACAAAGCCGATGAATTCAATAAAAAGAAAGAAAAAGAGTATTTAAAATAGTAGTAATGAAATAAATCTCTGTACTAAGTGTGCAGGGATTTATTTTTGAATGATATTGATTATATTTAACACTTGTGATACAATTGTATTAAGTTGTTATTAGTAAAGGAGTGAGGATTATTGAGAACTTGCGATATTTGCGGAATAAGTGAATATGAAACATCACGAATGTACACACCAAAGTCCAAGATAACAAATGGTAGATACATGTGTGGAAAACATTATAGTCAGATGCTACAATACGGACAAATATTAACAAAAACAAAATTTGATAAGAATGAAATAATTATTAAAGATAATTTTGCTGAAGTTGTTCTGTACGATAAAGCAAACAGGGAAATTGCTAGGGCATTAATTGACATTGAGGATATAGACAAGGTTAATAAACATAAATGGCATTTGTCAAAACATGGATATGCAGTTTGTAATAGTTCTGCCATTAGAATGCATAGATTAATTATGGATGTTACAAGCGACAATGACCAAGTAGACCACGAAAACACAAAAAGATTAGACAATAGAAAGTCTAATTTAAGAGTTTGTAATAATCAGCAAAATTCTAGAAATAAAGGTGTCTCTAGAAGCAATACAGGCTTTATTGGAGTTTCGTATCAAAAAAGAGATAAAAATTATCAAGCACACATAAAGGTTGATTATGAAAAAATATACCTTGGTACTTCAAAAATTATTGAAGAAGCTATCAAGTTAAGGTTAGAAGCTGAGTTTAAATATTTCGGAAAATATTCCCCACAAAAACATTTATTTGAAGAATATGGAATAGGAGGGGTCGATTCAAGTGTGCAATAGTAATACACATGGATTAATTAAAGTTTCAGATGATGACAAATTTATCAATTTACATTGTCATTCGGCATACTCATTACTTGATGGCATGTCAAAACCTGAACAAATGATAAATAAAGTTAAAAAAATGAATCAGTCTGCAATGGCAATTACTGAGCATGGTTCATTGTTTAGTAGTGTAAAAATATATAAAGAATGCAAAAAACAGAGTGTGAAGTACATACATGGTTGTGAACTATACATTTCTCCAAAGAGTAGGTTTGATAAAGACAAAGACAATAAATATTATCATATGACTGTTTTGGCTAAAAATGAAAAAGGTAGACTCAACCTAAACAAACTAGTCACCAAAGGCTACTTAGAGGGTTTTTATAGCAAACCAAGGGTAGACTTTGAACTACTAAAACAACATAGTGAAGGTTTAATTATTTTTTCAGGATGTATGGCAGGACAAGTTCAACAAACGCTTGCTAGTGGGAAAATTGGAAACAAAGAAGACATTATTATAACTGAACAGGGCATTACTGAAGCAAAAGGTGTAATAAAGAAATATAAAGAAGTATTCAAGGATGATTATTACTTAGAAATTCAATCTCATAGAGACATTAAACAAAGAAGGCTTAATAGGGCAATTGTAGATATAGCAAAAGAAATGAATGTCGAATATGTTGTTACAGCAGATAGCCACTATACAGAAGAAGAAGATTTCGACTTACATGGAATATTTATTCAAATTGGACAAAACAGGGAAGCGGGCGAAACTTATCTCGATGCCTTTTTACAAAGCGAATCTGATGTAATGAGACTTCTTCAGCCCACTCTTACAGAAGAAGAAGCTGAGATTGCGATAAGAGCAACAAGATTAATAGCTGACAAATGCAACGTTCATATTCCACTATCAGCACCTTTAATTCCACATGTTGATATTCCATTCGAATATAAAAACGAAGAAGAATATCTCAAAGACCTTTGTAATACAGGTTGGAAACAGAGGGGAATAAATAAAAAGGACAAAAACACACGTAAAATATATCAAGAGCGTTTAGAATATGAATTCAATGCTGTAAGAGATATGGGATTCATTGGATACTTCTTATTAGTTTACTCATATGTAAATTCTGTTGAAAGACGTGGGATTGCAAGGGGAAGTGGTGGAGGATGTCTTATTGCTTACCTCTTAAATATAGTTGACATTGACCCTATAAAGTATGGACTATACTTTGAAAGATTTATTGATGTAGGTCAATTGGATTTATTGAAAGAGGGAATCATCACACCAAAAGAACTAAAAATCCCCGATGTAGATTCAGATTTCGGCACAAAAGACAGAGAAAAGGTTGTCCAAAACATTGAGGAGAAATATACGAAAAAGAAATTTGCTTCACTTGGACAATTTGGCTACATTTGGGACAAGTCTGCAATTAAAGATGTTGGTAGAGTGCTAGGTATTGACTTTAATATCTTGAACAATATCACAAAAGACTTAAATGACTTAACTATCCAAGACGCAAGAGAGGAAGGCTATACACAGAAATGGGAAAAGAGGTATCCGCAATTATTCATGTATGCTGAAAAGTTGGCGGGTTTACCTAGAAGCTTCGGTGTACATCCATGTGGGAAAGCTATTACTATTGATGAATTAGATTATTACCATGCACTTGCAGAGAACGATGGTCACTTAGTTTTCCAAATGGATATGAATGACGCTGAAGACCTTGGAATAGTTAAAGTAGACCTTCTTGGGTTAAGAACCGTTGATGTTTATTATGATGTATTGGACATGATTAAGAAAAAGTATCGTGAATATTTAGACCCCGCAATCATAGACTTTGATGATGAAAAAGTATATAAGGAAGTATTCCAAAAAGGTTTTACAGATGGAGTATTTCAATTTGAGTTAGTAAAATGGCTCACTTGTAGTGGTGACACTACTCGATTAAATTTCGTTAACTCTATTGCCTAGAGGTGTGCGAATAAGGTGTGTCCTTTTAAGTAGGAAATGACTTATTAATATTCGTGCTAACAGGGAAGCCTAAGTCTTTTAAGATATGGTAATCCTGTGCTAAATGATTATATTTAACATATTGCCTTGATTAATATTGAGGTGATGACAATAAGTGTTTAATCTTAGACAAATGTTAAATATAATCTAAATGTGAATCGACTATCCCAATCCGAGAGGTAGGGAGTAGGGTGGGCAATAGGCTACCACTCGAAATACGGAACAAACCTCTATTTTTAGAGGTGAGATGATATAGTCAGCACCTATGGAAACATAGGATTATGTGCAAGCGGTATGAAAAGAACACTTGAAAAAATGAAACCAACTTGTCTAGACGATTTGGCTGTTGCTAATGCACTTTATCGACCAGGTGCTATGAAATACATAGACAACTATATTGCTAGAAAACATGGTGAAGAAGAATTTGAATACCTTCACCCTGATTTGGAGAATATCCTGAAACCTACATATGGAATCATTGTATTCCAAGAGCAATTAATTGAAGTTGGCAGATTGGCTAAGATGCGAAACAGCGACAAGCTTAGGAAAGCAACTGGAAAAAAATTACCTAAACTTATGGCTGAATGTCGTGATGAATTAATTAAAGGGCTTGTCCAAGATAGAGGGTGGACGAATGAGCAATTTGAACAGCTTTGGAAGGACATGCTTGAGTTTTCTAAATATTCCTTTAATAAATCTCATTCATTTGCATATGCGATAATCGCTTACATCTGTGCCTTTTTAAAAGTCTATCATCCAAAAGAATTCATGACAGCACTATTTAACTCGTTTGATGGAAAGCCTGACAGGTTCGAAGGAATTTATCTTGAAGCAAAACGATTGGGTGTTCAGGTTGACCCTATCAGTTTTAAAAATCCTGTATCTTATTGCGCTCTAACAAACGATAAAATAAATTATGGAATGAAATTAGTCAAACACTGCAATCTACAAATGGCTGAAAGCCTATACAATTTAAAGGATAATGACTATAAATTCTTTACAGACTTGTTAGTTGATATCATTGAAAAGACAGCTATAGACAGCAGACAGATGAAGATTCTAATCCAATTAGATTTCTTTAAAAAATTTGGAGAAAAGCAATTAATTTTTGAACTTTACGATTCTTTTAAGAATGGCAAAGGAATCAAATACGATAAAAAGTATGTTGAAAAAAGCAAAATAAAAAGAATCCAATTACAACATGAAAATGAAACAAATTTAAAACAGACCTTTAAACAGGCAGAACAAATCTCTCTTTATAAGCCATTAGAAATCGAAAAAGAATTCTATGGATTCATGAGAACAACATATCTTAATCAGGATGAAAATACTTTTGCCATCATTGATATTAATGATAAGTATACTCCAATTTTATCCTTGTACAACTTGAAAACAGGAGACATTATAAAATTGAAAGTTAAGAAAAAGAAGTATTATGACAAGGATGGTATTCCCCATCTGTACGTTGGAGATGTGATTAATATTACTGGCACATCAGAAGATGGTAAATGGTATATGGACGAAAATGAAGAATGGAAACAGCGAGATGACATACAAGAAGCATTTTTACAAACTTGCAAACTAGTTGAAAGAAAGGTGGAAAATGCAAATGATTGATGTAAAATTTGAAGACCAATATATCTACAATTATCAGAAAGAAAATATGGGTGACAATTATGTAAAAGTATTTAGTAATAGTGCTACACTAAGAGAGACAGCAGAACAGGACGATACTACCCCTATTTGTTTGGAAATAACTGATGATTGCAGTGATGTTTATCATCTAGGCGAAGGTTCGTCAATCTTTCTAACGATAATGCAAACTGAAGAATTAGCAAATACTTTACTGAAAATGGTTCAGTATTTAAAGAAGGTGAATCAGCATGACTGAATATAATTTTGAATGGATAAAGATAGAAAAAGGATATGTCTTATGCTGTGGTGAGTTTTGTATGCGCTGTGAAGACGAACCTGAAGCAAGAAGATTGGCAGAAGAAAAAATGAAAAACCTCATTGGTGGAGAGAATTTTTACTTAACAATAATTGGAGCAAATGACCTACCTGAATGAGAAATATAATCACTCATTTGAGTTGTGGGAGTTATTAGATGGTGTAGTATATGATGATAGGGTAGGGAATTATTGGACGATACAAGAATCTTGGTCATTATACATAAGAAGAAGTCTAGAAATTCTTTATGAAGATATTTATGGCTTAGAATTAAATCTTGTACTTGACGATGTGGAATTCCTACCTTAAAGGTGGTGAATATGATGGGCTTAAATGACTACTATAAACAATTAATGTCTTATAGAGATATGATTGACTTAAAAATCGCACAAGGCAAACTAGACACTGACAGAGCAAGAGATTTAATCAATAAGCTAAACGAATGGTTTGAACATGCAAAATTTTTATCAAAAATAGATGGAAAGAAGGAGAAATAATTTGGCAACTTATCAACAAGAACGAGTGGGAGATTGGATTCAGGTGTATACAGGTGGTAGATTTTATCCAATAGACCCTAGAAAAGAAGATGTAAACATTATAGATGTTGCACACTCCTTATCAAATTTAGCACGATTCACAGGTCATTCAGAAAGATTTTACTGTGTTGGCGAACACTCTATTCTATGTGCTAGGATTGCGAGAAAATTAGGATGGACAGTGTTGCAACAGTTATATTGTCTATTACATGACGCTTCTGAATCAATTGTAAATGATGTGGCTAGACCATTAAAACAGTATTTGTTTGATTACAAACTGGCAGAGGATAAGATTATGTCAGTCATGTGGGATGCTTTTGGTCTTCCTCAACCAACAGAACATGATTACCATCTAGTCAAACTAATTGACAATACAATTCTAGTGCATGAAATTAACCAACTGATGAAAAGAAATGATTTTACATTAGACATTGAAACAGTTGATATTGATGTGAACCTTAGTCGTGGATACAATGCAGGGGAATCAAAATATGATTTCTTAGTAAATTTCTACGATTTGATGGATGAATATCGTGAATATATTTCAAACAACAAATCATTATAAAAAGGAGTGTTGAGGAAATGAAAGTATTTAAGATGAATGAATGTGATTGGGCTTGTGCCGAAACTGAGGAGCAAGTAAAGGACTATTATCATGAACTAACAGGTATAGATATGACCATAATCGAAGAAGACTTCGAAGGTGAAGTAAGTCTTAGCGATACAATGTACATAAGTACTGATGACCTACCTGAAGATGAATTATCATTACCACAAACTAAATTAGAATATTATGGAGATACATGGGTGTTGAGGACTTTTGAATGGGTTATTAAAAACGAGAAAATAACTGAGCCTTGCATCATCTCTTCGACAGAGTACTAATCAATAAAGGAGTTGAAGAAAGTGAATAGATTATTAGACGCTGAAATAGCTGTAAAGAATCATGGTTGGAAATGGATTAATATGTGTGGCATTAGAGAAATTCTTATTCCACCTGACAATAGTGAAATGACGAATTGGACAGCTATGTGGGACAAGGACGGAATACCGCACTTTCTACCCCCATACTCACGTTATACCAATAAGCTTTATGCAATTAGTGGTCATAGTGGGGCGGGGAAAACCAGTATCATGCGTACTATAATGGGTGAGGATAAAGAAATAGTTTCAGTGACCACTAGACCAATGCGAGAAGGCGAAGTTGATGGAGTTGACTATTACTATATCAATCAAGAAGACTTTGACAAATTGGATATAAATGGAGAACTTGCAGAAAAAACAACATATTATGGTAGGGCATCTTATGGAGTTACTAAGGCTGAAATCAATAGTAAACTATCGAAATCTAATACTTACATTATAGTTGATTATAATGGTATGAAACAATTAAAAAATATATATCCTAATCTAGTTAGTATCTTTATATTTACAGACAAAGATACAGCAAGAGAAAGAATGATTAATAGAGGGGATAGTCTAGAGTCAGTTGAATCACGACTAACAACATACGATATAGAGATTAATAACATGATAGACTATGATTACACGATAAAGAACAATAAAGATTTACGTTCTACGATTCATGAAATAAGTTCCATTGTTAATGATAAATAAAATTATAAATTGAGGGTGAGTGCATGAAGAAAATGCAAGTGCATCTAACCCTTCCTTTGCCAACAAGTATAAATCAATTATACCAAAACCAAGTCTCATACAATAAAGATTTGAAACGATACATACCAACTGGAAAAAGAATTTTGACTGATGAAGGAACAATGTGTAAAAAACTGATTCAAAAACAAGCCATGAGACAAATGAAAAAACAGGAATGGGATTATGAGTGGACAGAAACAGGGTACATATATCTTGATACAATAATATACTTCAATAAAAAAGGTCGTGACGACAATAACTTATACAAATTGTTGTGCGACAGCTTAGAGAAGATATGTTATGACAATGACTCTAGAGTGTTAATTAGAACTCAAAGAATACTCTATGATACTAAAAATCCAAGGATTGAAGTAATGCTTTCACCTGTGGAATATATTGGTATTTTTGACAACGACCAAGAGTTTGATGAATTTATAGACAATTGTCAGACATGCAAAAGGTATCAAAAAGGTAAATGTAGTATTTTAAACAAGGCAAAAGAAGGTAGAATACAAGAGGAAATTGGAAATATGCTGTGCAATCAATACACAGAAAAGAAATCCAAATAGCTTAGAAGATTAAGAATGGTCGGTATAGACCATTCTTTTTTTTGAAAAAGTTTCCTATATTAGTAGACAAGTGATAAATATAATGATATACTAAGAAAGTAGATAAGAGATTAAGAAAAAAGAGAGGTGAATATTTCTTGGAAGATGCAAGAGAATTGGCATTAGAACTGATGTATGGATTACCTTCAAAAAGAATGGTAGATGTCTGTAGCATGGCGATTTTTGCAAATGATACTCACAAATTTGCTGTTAAAAGTAGGTATGATGACATTGAATCTTTTGAAATTATGAAAGACGAAAACAATTTGACCTATTATAATGAACACCAACCAATGGGGCATCACTACAATGAAATTTATGGTAAGAATGTTGTTTTTCACAAGAGCCTACTTAATCAGAGAGGATTGGAAGCATTTGAAAAGGTGTTTAAAAATGTAGTGGAGGTGACAGAGTGAAGCGATTGATAATTAAGGCATTAATTACCGCTATTATACTTTCTATCTTGAACGTAATTATTTCAGCGTTTGAACCAGTTGTTAGTTCAAATTTGGCAGTCCAACAATTAAATGATTCATATGAATCAAACGCCATGTTGACAATATACGAGAATCTTAAACCATATGTTTGGATTTGTGAAGTAGTTATTGTGGCATTGGTATTACAAAAAGATATTAGAAATGTATTTAACAAAAAATAAATGATAAATAAAATCAAAAAAGGGGAAATTGAATCAATGAAAAAGAAAATTATTTTACCAATCATTTTAGCAATAGGAGTCACTACATTATCAGGATGCGTAAAGCCTTACAACAAACCAAAATTTGTTAATGTAGATGCCAATCAGACTGCATTCGTTATTCCATTAGAAGGAAAGACTTCTGAACAAGCAAAATTCGAAAGTGTAAAATACTTAGAAGAGATGCAGGTTGCAACCAAAAGGATTCAAATACCTAGAAAGTGGGTTCAAACTGGAAGACATAGTTGGCAAGGGAAGTATGTTGATACAGTAAGAGTTCCTTTGGTCGATAGAACACCAGTAAATCGCCAATGGTTCAACGATGCAACTCGTTCTTCAGATGGTAAAGCGAGTGGGTTTATTGGAGAATCAAAGGACTCCATTAAATTTAAAATCGGATTGACTGCAACTGCAAAAGTTGAGGAATTCAATACAGCCAAATATCTGTATCAATATCGTGGTAGCAATTTGGCTAACATTATGGACACAGAAGTACGTAATAAGTTAGGCACAATTCTTTTAGAAGAATATGGAAGTATGTCAATGGAGGAAATTCGTTCTCATAAAGCAGAAGTAATTGAACATGTACGAAAGGTTGCCACACCATATTTTAACGATTTTGGTATCACATTACAAAATATTGGATATGTTGGCGATTTAGAATATGTTGACCCTAAAGTTCAAGAAGCAATCAATAAATCATTTAATGCTATTCAAGCAAAAGAAGCGCAAGCAATCGACAACCAAAAGAATTTGGAAAAGGCGCAAAACGATGTAAAAGTTGCAGAGCAAGAAGCAAAGGCTGTTGAGAAGCGTAGAAGCATTATTAATGAAACAATTCGCCTAAAAGAATTGGACAATCAGGCTGAATTAATTAAAGTACTGCCACAAGTAAAGCTACCTGCTGTTATGGGTGGAAATGGAAGTATTCTAGATTTACCTGAATCCTTATTGAAGTAAGTAATAAAAAATGATATTTTTGGAACGCTAATTATAGCGTTCTTTTTTATTTGAGGAGATGTACTGTTCATGAAGGATTTTTACAGTTCAATAGATGATTTAATTATACTGATACCTGTGTTGCTATCAGTATCGTTGATTTTATGGAGAATTTCAAAAAAGGAAAGATAAACATAAAAGCTATTATAAACTGCGTAAAAATGACATTTTACGCAGTTTATAAGCATAATGTCATTTTTTACGTAATAATGTATAATATTTAGCGAAATGTGCAATATATGAGGAGAAATCTAAAGCGAGGTGATTAATGATGACCTTTGAAATATATCGAGATTTAGTTCAATTTTTTCTAAAAAATGTTCACAGAGCCACCTATTCTCAATTAATAACTGTTTTTAATAATTCCGATTATCTTTTTTCATCTGTGGGTCAACTAATCAGAAAAGGAGTTATAAAGATTAATGGCAAAACTATTGAGAACAACCGTAAAGTTAATGTCTTTGAATTCATCGGATAAATACAATCAATAAACAAAAAATTAGACCACCCATTTCTGAGTGGTCTAATTTTATCCTTTATTTTGGTTCTTTGTAGTCTAAGGCATTATCGCTATCTGAATAACCTTTAGTTGTTGGGTCTTGCACAATTCCCAACATACCAAGCATTACCAATACAGTATTCATAAATCCTAGTACCCAAATATTTATTTGGTCAGACCAAACAAAATCAATTGCACCTGACTGATTTAATCCAACTGTAACCATTTGAGCAACAATTAATAATTGAGAAATAAAGCCTACAACCCACTTCTTATTGCGAAAACGCACTTTCCAATTAATCATCTAAATCAAACTCCTTTTCATCAATTTCCTCATTGTTTTTTAGCTTCTTTAAGAACACGCTGAATTCTTCAACTCTTAATACTAATTTTTGATTTTCCAAGGTTAGAACAAGATTGATTTTATGTAATTTTGCTATTTCTTCCCTTAATTCTTTTATTTCTTCCCTTGACTGTTTTAATTCATTTCTTGTGTCTTCTAATTCCTGCTTGTAAGAACCAATAATTCCCTTTAAATCTGCTCTAAACTGTCTTTCATCCTCTGAAAGCAATTGCCTGTCATTTACAGTAAGGTCTTTTTTATTGGTACTTCTTGCAATAAAAAATGGTGTAAGACCAGTTACAAATGCTACAACAACAGGAATCCATGTCTCTATATTTTTCATGTCATCACCTTAATCTATAGGATGTATAAAGTGCTAGTCCTGCAATTGTCATATACGTGGTAAATCCAGTATTTATTGTGTTACCCAAGATTAAATCATTAACCAACAACATAGTCCCAACAAAAGACCAAACAAACGCTTGTAATGATAGACTAATTACCATGAAAATCTTACTTTTTGAAGTCAGTATGACATATAGCTGAAACAACCCAACCATTAAGCATGTCATCCCCCAAATATTTTCATTAGCGATTTGTAACATTGTAAGATATGCGTGTGATTTAAATGTATGATATGGTAGTAAGAGTACTATTCCAAACAAGGTTGCAATAACTCCTAAGAATATCTGAATTGGGAAACACGATGCACTTTTCTTCATTTTGCAACCAATTTCAAAAATGCAATTGGAACTCGCTACTGAATTGCAAACACCTTGCAATTCGCAATCATCACAATTAAAACAACTGTTTCTCTTAACCCTTTCTTTCTCCATTGCGAAACATACTCCTTCAAGTGCTTGAATTTTTTACCATACTCACCTCTCTCTTTTTCATAAAAATAAATAAAAGTAGCACCTTAGATTAGGCACTACTTTTAACATCAAGTCTTAAAGTTTTTTGTTAATTGCATCAATAAAGTGATTACCAACCATTCCATCAACTTCACTTGGAAGATATACTTTTTGGAACCTGATTACAGCATCTTCTGTCTTGTCTAAAAACTTACCATCAGCAACTCCACATTTAAAGTTTAACTTGTTTAACGCATTCTGAAGATTTTTTACATCTTGACCTTCACAGCCATTTTTCAGTATACGTTTGTATTCAAGCTTGTCTTTTTTAGTGTCTGCTTTAACTTTTGGCTTCTCCACCTTTGGCTTTTCAACTGGCTTCTCAGCAGGTTTTAATTCTACTTTTGGCTTCTCAACTGGCTTAGGCTCTTTGTATTTTCCAAATGTGTCAGTACCATACCCATTAAAATTAAATTGTAGGTGCGGTTTGTCAACAAATGATTTCCAATCCCCTCCCCATTCAAATCCAAGTCTTTTTGCTTCTGCAATTGCTTTTTTAATATCAGGCTTATTGTATCCATCCCAATCCTCGTCACCATTTTGGATTCTTACGAAATCCAATGCTTGACCTACAATGTGATAGGATTTCATTGTTTGAGATACACCTTTTCTGACATTTTCTTCTTGTTGTGCCTTTGTTCTAATAGTGCTATAAATCAGAATATCAATTTTATTTTGCACTAGATACTCATGCCACTTTAAAGCAATAGCTTTAGTGTGGTCAGCAAGCTTGTCAATGTTCTCCAAATTGCGTTTTTGATAAGTTAACATATTAAATTCCCCCTAAAAATTTTTTATAATAATAATAGCCCTGCTATTTAATTGCTTTTCAACAAGGCTATTATATTTATCACTTAGACTCTAACTCGTGGATTTTGCTTGTAAGTTGTTGAATTTCTTCCTGTTGTTCATCAACCATAACGCTCAATAGAACCAGTTGTCTATTTGCTTGAGAAAGCATTTGCTCGTATTTATCAATTACCTTATTAACATCTTTAATATTCATTATATATTCCCCTTTTCATCCAATTAATTATTAAGTATTAATTGTTAGGTGTAACGTCTACACCTAACATCATTTCTAAATCTGATAAACTTTGTTGTAAAGACTCAATTTGTGACTGTTGTTCTTGTACAACTTTCCACAGTGTTGCTGTAATAGAATATGGGTCAACACCATCTTCATCTCTTAGTCTTTGTGGAACTGCTTCTGCCAACATACCTACTTTCGGTTTATCATAAATTCCTGAATCAACGTTTGTTTGTAAATGGTAGGTATAAACAGGTGTTGTTTTTAGCATATATAATGCTTCATCTACTTCTAATCTTTCGATGTTTGTTTTCCACTTTACAGATGAACCAGTTGGAAAAGAACTTGCTCTCACAGGAGCATAACTAGGCGCACTATTCCAAGTTGATTCGCTATTTTTTACTACTCTAAATTCGCCAGTAGAAGCAACTTGTGTATAAAAATGTGTATAGCCAGTTATTGTACCACTTACCCTAATAGGGTTATAATCTGTAGTAGAAGTTGGAGCGCACACCCTAAGCTCACCTCTAGGTCTTAAATACATATTTGTGAATGCATTACTGTCGAAAGAGTCCATGTCAATAACCGTTGCTTGAATACCGCCATTTGCATAAACAATACCGCATCTGACAGGTCTATAAACAGATGGTTGATTTGGTGCAGTTACCCTTAAATCAAGCCCTTGAGCATACACAATACCGTTTGCGCTACTTTTTATATTAATGTATCCTGATTCGGTAGAGATAGTAGAGCTATCTGCCATTGTAATGTTAGCAACACCAATCAACTTGTTGTATCCTACATTTAAATCAGCAGTGAAATATGCATACCCTCCAATATTTGGTTGAATCCAAACATCTTTGCCTTCACATATGATGCTTCCTGAACCATCTGAATTTGAAGCAATTTCAACAGAGGGAGCTTTTATTGTAATCTTTAAGAAGTTAGCACCCCATAAGTCAGCTAATATAGAACTATTTAAGTCAAATTTAATACCTTTAGTTGTTGCGCTTGCTTGGTCGCCCATTAAAATATAATTCCCTACAGTAATATTTTTGTCTGTAGTAATTGAACCACTAAATGTACCAGTTGCACCACTTAAAGCACCACTAAATGTACCAGTTGCACCACTTAAAGCACCTTTAAATGTAGCATTTCCAAGACCATCAATAACAAACTTCCCACCTGCTAAGTCCATTGTCGAACTAGTGATATGTATGGCAGATAGTGTACCTGTTTTTACCTGTGAAGCATCAAGTATTCCAGTGTATATTCCATCTGTACCAATAAATGTTCCAGTTCTTCCTAATGTTTTTGAAATATCTACTGGAATTAATTTACCAGTTGGCAATTCTTTATAAGTTCCACTGACTGCACTGTCATAGAGTGTTATCCAAGTTGTCCCATCCTCAGAAACTTCTGTTTTTGTCCCATTGTATGTTCTCCCATCAGCATGATAATGCCACACCTGAATGAATTCAATGTCGCTATATATAGCACCTAAATCAATCTGAACCCATGCAGAAGTACCTGCAACCGAAACGTAGTCTGTGTTACCTGCTGTGATTATGCCATCTGTCACCTGTGTATTTGTACCTGCAATTGTTGATGAAGCAGTTATAACTTTACCTGATGCCCTGTTGATTAACCCTGTCGATGCTTTAATCTCAATCCAATGATTTCCTGCATTAACACTAGAGCCACTCAGCCAATCCCTTATGTACCTAAATTTTGGTTTTGTTGCTTTTATAATATCATCAATTGTAGCCTTTGAAGTTGGATTGTAACCACTCGCAAATGTTGTACCTGCACCAATTGATACTTTGCCTGTGAAGATAGCATTACCACTAGTGTCAATGTAAAGAGTATCACTAAAGTCTACTCCATTAGTCGAGGTCTGTATCTTCAGCCCATCTGTTGCATTGAGCATAACTCTAGCTTTATCAATTTTAGCAGTAGAATCGTATTTTCTAATTAACATTCCTGTATTCGCATCAAATGTTACTTTATTATAGTCTTTTCCAAGTTGAAGAGAATTTCCTGCCTGATTTACTACTGTAGTGGCATCTGTTCCATTTATTGTTCCTGTTATATCTCCATCAAAAGAAACAGTTTGTGAAGGCAAATAAGGATTTTCACCTGTAGCACTTGACTTAATAATGCTAGATTTTAATACACCAGTAGCACTTATATCTTTATCCACAATCCTATATGCCTGCACTCCAAATGTGTAATATCTATTTGCAGGAATGCCATAAATAATCAGCGCTCTTTTATCAGGGGTTGTATAAAATACTTGTTCGCTTGCAGAACTTGTTCCAAAAGAATATGCATTTGCTGATGCACCTGCAAACACATAAACTATGAATCCATCAATATCTCCTGAGTCTCCTGTAGCTGTAAAATTCCACTCAAATGAGATGTCACAACTACCATCTGTATTAACCGTATGGTCTATTGCACTACCATCCGTATTGATTGAAGGATTGGCGGGAATTGTTGTAATTCTGTCATTTCTCGTGTTGAAGTTTAATACTGCATTTTCTACACTTGTTGTTGTAACATTATTTCCCCAAGTTACTGTACCTGATGGAAGCGTGTTGTTTGCACCACTAAATTTAGACCAAGCATCTTTACCTGCTTGAGATTGGTCACTAGCATATTTGTTGATATCTTCGATTGATGGAGACCACGCACTTGCCTTATTGCCTTCTTCAAGCATGATGTTTTTAACCCATTGAGAGCATTCCATTGTACTATAATTTCCATAAATATAAATGCTATTGTCTTTTGTCAAGTCCCAATCAGGGTCAATCGTAAATGTAATCGTTTTTTTCTCCCATGTATTTGTTTTTGTACTTGGTGGTAAGTCCCACTGAAAACTGTGAAAGCTTAAAACTCCTGTACTCTTTTTATAATGATACATGCCAGTATTTATTACTGAACCAATTGTATCAGAATAAACTTCCATACTAAGGGTGTAAGTTTTACTCACAACCAAACTAGAAGCAAAAGATGATGTTGAAGGTAATGTTTGACTAGACGCTAACCACCTATGCAATCCTCCAAATGTTGAGTTCCTATCTATCAATTCCAAAACAGGATAGGAAAACTTGGTCGTGTTAACATGAGCGTGGTATCCAGTAGAAGGTGAAAGTACACTTCCATTGTAACCTGTCCAACCAGTAAGAACATTCGTACCGTTTTTTGTATTATCCCAACCTACAGTAGTATTTGTTGTATAATATGCAAAGTTAGAATTTTGAGAGAAATTCCTTCCTCCCACCGTAACATCGTCTACATTCTGCTTCAACTTTTGAGTAGTTGATTCATACAGGTCATTTACTGCGTTATAATAATCCACCCATTTTTTTCTAAAGATATCTTTATCTGAAACATCAATCACTAAATCCTTGTTTACAGTACTTGTATCCCAAGGTTTAACTGGTGTTACAGCGTCTAGGTAACTTTTTAATGCTGTATACTGAGTTTCCACAGCCTTATAAAGAGTATCGTTTGTTGAAATACCTGCTAAATTAGCTGATGACCTAACAATATAATAGTCGCCAATCCCACCAGTTTCTAAAGTTGCACCTGTTGGCAATGCAGTAACATCACTTTTAATAACATATCCTAGAATGTCAGTTAATTTGTCTTTAATTACCTGTCTCTCATTGCAATCGAGGATGTTGTCACTAGCCATATTTCCTAGTGTTTCCCAAATATCCGTAATCACTGTTTCTACATCTTCAGGCGCACTAGTATAACCAGTAGGGATATTCCCCTCTTCTAATTGAACATTTGTTATTAGTACTGAACCTAATGCAGTTCCGCTTTTAGAAATATATAATTGGGGTATGTTTCCTGTACCATCCGCTTTGAAAGTCCACTCAAATTTAGTCCAACTAGGGTTTATGGCAATTGCTTTACTTGATGTAATAACAGAATTTGTCCCATTTCCATCCATAAAGTTGACTGTGATTGGTATGGCATTTTTAACCATAAAAGAAAGAGTGTACTCTTTTCCTGTAACAAACTTCTTGTTTGCAAGCGTTAATCCACTATTGCTTATTCCAAAAACCCACCAACTTCCACCATCAGTAGTCTTTGTAGCCTGAATGACATTCCCATAAGTAGTATCACTCACTACTGATAACGTGCCTGAAACACCTGTACCAAGTGACAAACTCCAATAGGTCGTATCTTTAAATTTTGATGTGTTTTTCAATAGGTTTCTTCCACCAATGTCTACTCCATCCATTGCAAATATCCAATCATTATTCGAGTAAACATAAAGTTTTTTATTAACAGTGTCAAACCAAAGTGAGCCTTCAGTTGGGTTTGCAGGTTTGTCTACGTCTGAATAGACATCATTCATATCATAAATTGATTTTTGTCCTGTCGAAACTATAGTCATTTATTGATTCACCCTTTCTATCCTTTAAAATTCAAGAATAAAAAGAGTATCAATTAATAATACTCTTTTTATTATATTTATCACAAAGAAACCTCACAAAGAAGATTTCCAATATTTGTTATATCAGTGGCATCTACCGAAGTTGTTTTACCTGTTTTATTAAATGTTGTTTTTGTACCATCTTTATTCCAAATAGACCAAGTGTATGTATATTTTGTTCCTGAACTATCTATTTCACTTCCACCTTGTATTAATGTTGCTCTATAGGTATTAGTTCCATCACCGTTCTTAAACACTTCTACTCCATCAATTCTACAGAGAATTGGGTCAGAAATATCTTTCAAGACAACGATTCCACTATATTTAAGAGTGTTATATGTCAAAATTGCTTTAAATCCTTCAAAATTAGTTATTGCAGTTGCAGGAACAGTTATTGTATCCGTTGCGAAGTTCGTAACAGTTTGAGTATAAGTTGCTGTATTCGTTGATGGTGGTTGTGGATTTGTTGTATTAATTGGTGCTGTAATGGTGTAAGTTCCTGCACTTGTATTGATATCTCCTTGATACTTTACAGTTCCAGTTACTGTGCCTACATACACCTTGGCTTTAAACACACCTGTTGGGAATGCGGGAACAGTAATCTTTAAGTTGTAGTTTGCTGTAACAGCTAATTGCGCTTGTGCGCTTGGTAAGGTTTCTCCATTTGTTGAACACCAAGTATACTTTACAAAGTAAGTTGCGCCTGTCAATGTACCACCCGCTGTTGCACCATTTAGAGTTGGGGCTGTTGTAGCGTCAGCTACTGTCTGCAACAATCTCCAACCAATGCCACCATCCGTATCTCCTCCACCACCGTTTGTAGCTATAGTTACAGCGGGGTCTTGGACATACCATTTTATTGCTGTTGGTGTTACTGGACTTGAACCCTTAACGAGTTCTGCTTTTACTGTTAATTGTCCTGAAGAATTTCGAATCATATCACCTTGAGGTGTAACCATATTACAGAAAAACGCATCATTTCCTTCAGCGATAATTGAAATTGTTTCTTCGTCTAGTAGACCACTACCACCTGTGGCTGAATATAACCTTACTCTTATAAATTTTATTCCTGTTGGCATTGAACCACTTGCAGGATATGTGTAAGAACCACTTGAAAATTGTGTTGTATTTGCAACAGCGTTAGTCCAAGTTGTGCCATCAGGCGAGGTATCAACTTGCAAAAAACCATCATATGCTTGCTGTACACTTGCCCCTGTTTTAGAGTACGATTTAAATGTTAGGGTGGAACGTGCATAAGCACCAGTATTGCTTACTGCCAAAGTACTAGGTATATCCAACCAATTTATTGTTACTTCTGAACCATTTGTACCTGCATTCAATTTTGAAACATTGAATACTTTGGTAATCGTTGGATATCCACTTCTAGTAGCAGTAAATGTTACACTTGCACTTGCAGTTGCATCAGTCATTGTGCTAACAGTAATCACACTATTTGCAGGTGTTCCACTTGTAGTCACATTAAATTTAGTTGTATCGTTAGGGTTTAAAGCAATTGAAACTGTATAACTACTTGTAATATCATCTGTTCCTTCGAAGATTTTTAAAGTGGTGGTTGCTAAAGCTAAATTTTGGGCTGTAGCTGTACCACTAGAGTTAGCAGGAATAGTAGAATTCTCATTACTAAGAACGCCAACTACTGCATCAGTACCTGTGCCATCTGCTCCCTTTACTCCATTTGTCACTTTGACAACTTCAACGTCTGCCTTCATGGTTATGTCAGCATTTAAATCATCATCATGATACACTACTACACAAGTGAATTTTTGCGAGTTCTTATTCGTTAAATTGGATTTAACAGTTAATACTTTCAAAGTTGTTTGTGGTGTACCAGTTGGAATACTATAACTACTAATTCCATCTGCACCTGTGGTATTACCTGTACCAATAGCATTTGTGGTTTGTGAACCCTCATACCAATTACATGACACAATAGCACTACTTGGTAATAGATTCGTAGTTCCACCACCTGCTACATATAATTCAGGTGTGAAAGTTAAATTTGAACCTGTAAAGTCAGGATTGTAAGCTGTACTACCTGTCGCATTTGGATTATATATCTGATTTCTTACACTTGGATTCAAATATAATACTAACTGTTTTGCATCATTGATGTCACTAATGGTGAGTTGTCCTGAACTAACAATACTCATTATATATAACACTTCCTTTTATCCAAAATAAAAAACACGCTAAAATTTTAACGTGTTTTCATTAATTATTTATGTGACGATATCTATATCGCACCAAAAAGTCGCTTTTCTAAAGACATCTTCTCTGTCAATTAGAATCTGACTCCCCACCCCTACGTGAGAATTGTTCCAAACTGTATCTTCTATCCCATCTTTATCTGTCTTTTTCCACTGGAATGCAGAAGTAGGAAGTGTATTTGTTATGTCTTCCCTGCCCTTGTAGACAACTACATAAACCGTTGTGCTTATGTCTCCATTCATGAATTGGTTTCCTGCTGTTGAATGGAGTTCAGTATGATAGGAAATATCGTTTTTTGCTTCCTGTAGGTCTTGTTGGAATTTATCTGTAAGTTCTTTAGCCTTAATTGATATTTGTTTTTTCACTTCTTCTAAAGAAGTATTATAAGCATTAAACCTATTAGAAAAAACTGTCTTGTCAATCATTGTTTTATTTGTCATATTTGCATCAGATAATAAAGTATAGTTATCATTCTGTTTCTCTATAAATAAATAATCATATAATGAATTAAAACTATTGTTATAATCACTAAAGTATGGCAAAGTGTTTGGGTCATCGTAATAAACATCCATCGTAGATGAATTTGTATTATGCTCTAACACAATTGCATCCCATTTCTGTTTAAGGCTATTTTTTTCGTAGGGTGTGATTACACTGTCAGACACCAAATCATTTATTAGGTCACTTGAATCATTCCATTTATCTGTAGCGTCTGTAGCTATTTGTTCTTCAGGAAGACCCCCTTCAATTATCAGTGAACCTCCTGTGATAGTTACTTCTTCCCCTGTCACCTTAAATGAACCTCTGCTGTTTCCTATTTCTAATTTGTCACCTGCTATAATATGACCCACTACTTTTTCTGCAACTAGCCCATCAGTCGTCAGGGCATTTTCCCACGTTTTTCCATTGTCGTGAGTAATTGCAATAACACCATGATTTGCGACAAGAAATGTTTCAGGACTATCGGTAGAAGTGATTTTTAGTCCTCTCTCACTTAGGACAACATTCTCATTGATTCCTGCAACAATTCTTTGTTTTGTAGCGTCAATAGCACTGCTAGTATAATCATTTAGTTTAATCTCAACATCTTTTGCCTTATCCCAAGTCCACTCTTTTTTCTGTATTGTTTTCGAACCGCTGACTGCACCATACAACATTTGAATAAATTTATCTTGTTCGTTCTTGGCATTTTTGATATTAGCAATAGTCAACCCTATAGAATCGTCACTTATACTTATATTGATGATTCTTGCTTTGATATCTACATCAATCTTTTTGCTTTGGATTCTTACAATGTCAAATGCTGATAACTTATCCCAATTCCTTTTTTCCTCAAGGCAATTCAGGAAATTAAACAAACCAACATCAAACAAAACTTGTGGCTTATTTCTTTCTTCAAGTTGTTTTTTACCCTCTACCAATAAACTCTGAGCATCAATTAGATTTTCGTCAATATAATCTTTTTCAATAATGAATCTATCCAATTCATTCAACTGTTCGGATGACAGATGTTTTTCAATTGATATGTCTTCTTTTAATTGTGTAATTTGAGCGTTTACTGCATCTAACTCACTTTTCTTTGCGAGTGAAGATATTCTCTTTGGTGTAATTAAGCTAGTTATATAACTAGAATTATATTTTTCCAACAATTCTTGGTTTGTTGCATTTTCATTGTCGTCATCGGATACAAACATATATATATAATCAATATCAAATGAACTCGTAAACTGCGAAAAGGACAACTTACTCTTCTCAGTAAATTTGAGAACATTCCACACATCTTTCACCCATGTAAAAGCTACATCATTATGAACTGTATGTACATTTTCATTACTGCTAATCTTAGTAAACACAATATAGTCCGTATCAGGTTTAAATGTTTTCTCGATAGTAGGACTAGATGTAGTAACAGTCGTTTTAGAAGTGAGGAAATCACCTGTTGCTTTACAAATATCTTCCCTATCAGTCGCTTCTTTTAGGTTTTGCTCTAAATCTGAAATTTCGCTATTAATGGCTCTATATTCAGTCTGTTCCGCTTCTAGCTGTGCCAAAAGCCAAGGAAACTCAGCACTTCTCGAATCAACATATGTACTATATGAAATCATTGCAAGTTTTAAGCTATCGCTCATTTGATTCGTATTAATAAAATATGAATAATCTTCAATATAACTTTGACCTGTTGGGTGAACGGAATTGATGGTTAATCCTTCACTTCCTTCTAAATATAACCTTGTACAAAAATCATCGTCACTTGATTTTTTTATTAAATTACTAATATATTTTTCATCAGTAATTTTAAAACCCTTGTCTTCGCCATAATTGTCAGGATGATAGGCATTTATCTTTTGATTAATTGTGTCCCATTCTATAATTGCGTTAAATTTTTCTCCAATTTGATATATGTACTCAAGTGGAGTTACTGAATCAAATTCAAATTGTCTATATAATATATTTAATGCGGGGTCAATATACCCAACTGTCCACACTCTGTTTCTCTGTAAGGCATCTGTAATTGCTCGTTGAATGTTTATTGGCGCATCAACCTCTTCGGTTTTAGACTCGCCAGTATCAGTGTCTATAGTTGTTGCAGTAGTTCTAGATACATATCCTTTTAATAGTTTGTCATTTAACTGAATTCCTAGCGAAAATGCGTGAATTGTCCGATACTGATTGTCGTCTGAATCTTCATGACTATTAATCATAAAATACTCTTTCCATTCACCGTATACTAGCATTAAAATAGTTCTATCAATTAAAAGACTGTTATTTTTATTTATTTTTAATCCATCGTTTATGCTGTCAACATATAGGGGAATACTAAATGATACTTCATTCAATTTGCCTACATTTATGTCAAAGGAAGATATTTCTGCTTCTTTTACCCTGCCGATTGTCTCCATTCTGCTATTACAAACAAACAATCTGATTTCTTGGTTTTTTGATAATAAGTCAACAGTAGGTAACAATATTTACACCTCCTTTTAAAACTTTCTTTTATACCTATATTTCAATGTAACGATACAGTTCCCCTGAATATTAACAAGATTTTTTGGTGGTATAAGTCGAAAAAACACATCGTTATGATTGCTAAAACGATAAACACCATTAACACTTGTTGTGATTTCTTCGTTTTCATTGTCCAATGTGATTTTCTCCCCAACTAGTAAGCCTGTAAACTTTGTGTTTTCTTGTGTTGTTTTATTATTTATTTCTATTGTTGGTTCTTTTGCTTCTATTATCATTAAAGGATAAATATCTGCATGACCATCATTGTAAATATAAAATTCTGTACCCATTGCATAGTTCGATGATAAATCGTATACTTTTGTGATTTCGCTTGAATATATGTATCCATCAAAACAACGCATATTTAAAACAATGTATCCCTTTCCACTTCCGTCATGATGAAATACAGGGTTGGAAATTGGCATACAAAAATATATTTTATCAACTTCATTGTCAAAATATAACTCTTTGTAGTAATCTTGCATCAACCACACAATCACAGAATCTACTGTAGCGGTTTGAGAATTAATAATACTATCGTTTAACATGATAGTCATCTCAAATTCTATTGGTTCAATAGAGATGCGTCTGTAATATCTTCTATCTGATTGACTGTTTTGTTGCTCAATAATAGTACGATTTCCGCCAATATTTTCTTCATATAAACCTGAATTTAAAGAGACATGGGAACATCCCATGTCTCTAGAATTAATGCCATTATAAGTAAAATTTAGATATTGTTTTATCATGACAACAATAAACCTCCTTTTCCCCTAATTTTAGTATTGATTATTTTTATCAAATCATCTGCGCCTTTTTTGCCACCTTGAAGATTTTCAATATTGATGTTTAAGTTGACTGTATTGCCAGATTTTGAAGAATCGTTCAATTTAGGAATTGTAATATTTTTTAACAAATTGGCAAAATCTTTTGTGATGTCTATAGCTTTCAGGAAGTTTTCAGTATCGCCCTTATTTAAAACAATTTCTTTTTTATGTAACATAGCTAATTTCCCATCGTTACCAAACCAATCTCCTGTATATCCACCTGACCTAAATCCTTTTTCGTTCATCTTCTTCAATAGCCAAGCATTTTGAGATGCTGTACCTGAAAAAGTTCCTTTACCTCCCCAGTGCTTATATAGTTTTGCACGATTAGCCACTGAGTTGTCATAGCCACGTTTAGCCATTCTGTCTTTTACATTGTTTTTATTCCAACCGCCTTTAGGTGTTGAATATTTCTTCTTCTTTAGTCCAATGCTTTCCCAAGATTTTTTTGATGATTTGCCACTACCCTTATCATCCTTATCATCCTTATCGTCTTTATCATTTTCAGCATCTTTCTTTTTCTTCGCTTCAGCATCTTTCTTTTTCTTAGCTTCAGCATCTTTTTTCTTTTTGGCTTCAGCATCCTTCTTTTTCTTAGCTTCAGCATCTTTTTTCTTTTTGGCTTCAGCTTCTTCTTTTTTCTTTTTTGCATCAGCTTCATCTTTCCTCTTTTTTGCATCAGCATCATCCTGTTTCTTTTTCTCGGCATCTGCCTGTTTCGAAATGTCATCAAAACCTGTTTTAATTGCTTCCAAGCCTTTTTTGGCTTCAGCAAGAGCATCGGTTATATTGTTAGATATACTTTCTCCAATTTCCTTATTGTTATTTTTGATATAGTCTGAGATTCCATCTAGTTCGTCTTTATATTTCGCTATATCGCCATTGAGAATATCTTGTCTTACTGTATTCCATTTTTTTTCATCGTTAAGAATATCATCATATTTTTTTTGAATGGCTTCTATTTGGTCGTCTAGAGCGTCTTGTCTCTCTTGAAAAGATTCATCTTCGGCTTCTTTGTTGTCATCAATTGCCTTCTGTCGTGCATCTCTATCGTCTTCAATTGCCTGTTTTCTCTGTTCACGATTATGGTCATTGATGTAATCGTTCATTTCTTCTTCTTTTTCAGCTTTTTGTTTCAATAATTCTGCGAGTTGTTTTTTAGCTTCAGGGCTATCGTCCAATGACAGTGCGTTAATCTTGCTCTGTAGGGTCGCTAATTCTTCTTGTTTTTTACCTAGTCCCTTACTGTAATCCTCAGAAGACGCTTCATCATCAATCTCACGCATTTTTTTATTATACTCTTCATCAAGCGCTTTCGATTGTTCTTCGAACTCTTTCATTTTTTCTTCATGCGCTTTTTCTTCTGCTTTACGAATTTTTTCAATTTCTTTTATTTTAATATCTCTTTCGGTTTCGTAGGCATTTTTCATTGCATCAATATAAGCGTCAGCAATGTCTTCATAAACTTGTTTTATCGCATCTTTTTGGTCGAATATATCAACATCAATTCCTGCTAATTTATCTTTCCATGCTTGTATTTCTTCAGCATTTTTTTTGAGTGCTTCAGAATTCCCTGCGAGTGAACCCCTCATGTCTTCCAATTTTTTTATATTATCTAATGCTTCTTTCCGCATCGACAGTAGTTTTTTCATCCTGCTCTCTTGAGCCTTCAACATTGCATCTTTATCATTTGGGTCAGTCATGTGAATTGTATCGTCAATTTTCTTTAACTCTCTATCAGCTTTTTCCGCTGAATCTGCTATACTGTCAAGCAACTTGTCTAATTTTGCTTGCGAAAGTTGTTTCTGCAATTCTTTAACAGAATTATTGTATTCAATTTGGGTGGTAGTTAGTGCATATATAGTTTTGTTTAATTCCTTTTTCTGTTCAGCGGACAGGTTATCGGTTTTCAATATCTGTTTAAGAGCATTAATTTCATTTTGATTTGCTGTTTTCTTTTTGTTTATCAAACCAATCTGATTACTTATCTCACTAGACCACTCTTTTGACCCTTCGGTATATCCTTTTAATTTAGCTTCAGATTGAGCTAGAGAATCATCAAGGCTACTTATAGACGATTCATATTTGTCAATTGTATAATTAATTTTTGCATCAGCAAGCTCTAAGCCCATCTCTCTTATTTGAGTGGTGTATTCGGTTTGTGTAGTACTTAATTCTTTTAGGCGAGAGTTTACTTCCTTTTTTTGGTCTTTATCTAATTTGCCAGTTTTAAGTAGTTTCCTCAAGGCTTTTTCTTCTAATTCAGTTTGAGCCTTCTTTTGACCAAGCAATTTAATTTGTTTCTTTTGTTCTGCTATCCATTTAGTCGAACCTTCAGTGTAACGACTTTGAACGGATTCAGAAGCTTTTATTGATTGGTCAAGTTCGTGTAATTTATCTTCGTATTTATCAATTGTTTTTTCAATTTTGTCGTCTTTTGAATCACTATTGCCTGAACCTGTTTTCTTATTATCTTTAGGTGTACTGATTACACCCGCTTTTACACCACTACTATGATAGAGTTTGACCAAGCTTGCTTGTGCAGTAGCATATTCAACAGCTATTTCGCCAAGTCTATTCTGAGCGTTATGGTATGCGTTCGTTTTTGCACCTGACATCCCTTCTTCATCATAAGAAGCCGCAATTCTGTCCATTAAAGCACTTAGAGCCTGTGCTTCTTTTTTATAACCATTAATACGTTGATTTGTTTGTTCAATTACTGCCCTAGTCTTACTGTTCTCATTTCCAACCATTACAGCAGTATTGTCCGCTGACACTCCACTTAGAGCGTCCATCATGCCTATTTGTTTTGACATGAAATTAGTATTCTCAGCTAAATTTCCAGTAAATTGTGGAAATTGTGCTGATAAAGTTGCAGTTGCATTTGCCAACATCATACTTTGTTGCTCAGACAAGTTTTGTTGCCCACTAAAGGCTTGGAATACCGCAAGAGCGTTTTGCAATACTTTAATTTGGTCTTCAGTAACACCTAACAATATAGATGATGCATTGGCATTGTCAGACATGGCACTAGCTACGCCACCAGTTGTACCTAACAAATCGCCCATTGCCCCACCTAGTGCGCTTGTACCACCTGCTAAACCATTGGTTGTCTCAGCAACACCACCAATTGTTCCTGAATATTCATCCATAGTTCCGTCTGCTTCGCTTACGCTTTCATCAAGACCATCAAAGCCATCTCTACCCGCATAAACAGCTTTTGCACCCATCTCTGCTTGTTTTTTCAGCCCTTCAAAAGACAAATCGAATCCAAGCATATCTCTCGTTGTTAGCCCCATACTTTTACCAATATTTCGAATAGCATCTGAAGCTTGGTCGAATGCTGTAGGGTCATTGTTTTTATATGCTTCTTGAAGTGCGTTGGTAGCTTCACCAATTTGTTGAGAAAAAGATTCTAATTCCCCTGAATTCATCTTAGATGTATCAATTGAATTAAAGAAGTCGTCAACACCTTGCTGTATGCTTGGGTCAATTTCCACATTTGTATAAGCGTCTGCTATTTTAAGTGTTTCGTTTGTGACAGCTTGTGAAGCAGTTGACCATTGACCTTCATATAGCTTTAATTGTTTTCCCAATAAATCAAGTTCTTCTTGGCTTTTTTGAACAACTTTTTGATTTTCTCCAAAACCAACAACTTTAACAGGATTGGCTATCTCATTTTTTGTATCATCAATTTTTTTCTGTAAGTCATTTCTTTTTGTTTCTGCTTCTGCAATTTTTGCTTTTCCATCAATTTGCATTTGAAGCTTCTTGGCATCTATTAAAGCATATGTTTCCTGCTTTTCTTTCTCAATTGCGTCTTTTGTTTTTAGATGTGTTCTTCCCGCACCATCAATGTGGTCTATTAAGGCAGGATATAATTCGCCTAGTTTTTGTTGTAGTGCAAAATATTTTTCTTCCTGCTTTAAGGTGTTGTTCTCTCCATATTTACCTCTTGCTTCGGTTAAACCATTATATTGTTCAATTAGTTTTTCAACTTGTTCCCTATTCTTAGTTAAAGCTTCGACCTCAGCATCTTCCATTGCCTTTATCTCTTCAGCTTGTCTTTGCGCTTCAGCGGACTTTTTAATAAAGTGTTCTATTATAGCACCAAGAATAAAAAATCCTACTCCTGCGGCTGTTACCGCACCAAGAGCCATAAGTCCTGTTTTCAGACTCAACGTAGCGTATTCTGCTCTTGTCATTCCTTCTGTTATTCCTAGAGCGTGTAGCTTCATCATATCCATGCCTTTAGAACCAAAAAACATACTAACCACAAGCGTTTTTATCTTAGTGTTAAACAGTGTCAAGGCGACACCCACTATAGCTAAAGTAGTAGGTAAGAATCCAAATGTTTTTACAAATGCACCCACACTTTTAGCAAGAGCATCCAACACTTCTATCCCCGCAACTAACCCATCAGAAATAACTGCTTCGCCCATTGCTAAAGTTAGCTTATTCCATGCGGTATCTAGACGATTTAATCGTCCTTCTAAGCTGTCAGCAAATTTTTCTTGCTCTTTCATAGCTGAACCCTGTGAATTTAAAGAGGTGTTCGTTGAAGAAATAGCAATATCGAAATTATTCATGAGCGCCAAAAATCTTGTTAGCTGATGTCTTCCCGCTAATGTAACCCCTAAATTCTGACGCTGTTCGTCAGTTAAACTTGTCCATCTACCTGCAAGGTCTGATATAATATCACTAACAGGTCTAACACTTCCTGCCATATCTTTAATTGAAACACCAACGTTATTCAATGCGGTTTCTGCACTATCCATAGTGGTAATCCTTGAGAAAATAGTTTTTAACCCATTTCCTACGATTGCCCCACTTTCCCTTGTGGTACTTCCGATGGCTGAAACATATCCCACTAACTCGTCAAGGTCAACACCAAAAGTTTTCGCACTTGCACCCGCTTTTCGAATTCCATCTGCTAGGTCTTTCGTACTAATTGCATAGTTGTTATCCACTTCGTTCAATTTGTCGATTATGGTCATGCTGTCCTCAGCGGACACGTTGAAATTAAGCATTGCTGATGTCAAGGTGTCAACTGCTTCTGTTGAGTTCAAATCAGATACGTTCTGAGTGACTTGAGCAGTTTTAGTAATGTCTACTAGTTGATTTTCATTAAAGCCCATACGACCAAAATCACCCATAATGGATAGTACGTCTTTTAACTTGGTTGCTAGTTCATCACTCATATTAACTGCGCTCTCTAACAACTCTGTGAATTTGAAATCAGGCATATCCATAACACGTCTAATCTGTGTCATAGCAGTATCAATTTCAATCAATCTATCAGTCATAGACCTTAACGCACGAATTGGTGCGTAGAACAATGTGGCACTCAACATCCACACTGGGAATTTCTTAAGTGCGGTTGCTAACATTTTTCCCATGCTCATGTTAGCTTGTTCTGTAGCCCCACTTGCTCTTCTAGTATTCGACTCCAATTCTGCCATTTCTTGTCTTAACAATTTAAGGTCATTTTTAAGAGTCCTCGATTTTGGGTCTAATCTTGTCAGACTTTGTTCAAATTTTTGGAGTGCAGATTGGTCAATATGTTTATCGCCATATGTGGTAGTCATATTTTGTATCTTTGTTTCCATTTGTCTTTTGAATAGACCAACATCAAATTTGTTTTCTTTTCTAGTTGCTTGACGTTTTAGGATTCCATCTAGCTTCATAAGTTCTGCAATATTATGGGAACTATTTATAGAATTATTTAATCTTATAAACGATTTCTCTGTTAAGGTACTTGCTTCTCTCATTTTTTGCAGTTGGCTTGTTAAATTAGATTTCATTTGCTGTTCAGGTGTTAAGCCATTTAGATTTGGCATTTTTAGTTTCTTTGCGTCTTTTGCATTAGCTGAAAGTTCAGCAAACTTTTTAATTAAGAGAGCCATTTCATGATTCAGATTTTTGGTATCAGGAGTCAATGCTTTTACTGCATTATCATAATCTCTTAATTTACTTGCATCAATATATGCCCCATATGTCCTTTGTAAGTTTTGAATATCAACTTTAGAACCTGCTTGAAAAAGTTCAATTTTTTGTTTCTTTTTTACTTTTGCTTCAAGCTTGTCGATTATTCCTTCTAGTTTTTTAACTTCTTCTACATTCTTTGTAGTATTGACAGCATTGTTTAAGGATTTGAGTCTTTTTTCAGTTATTAACCCATCTTCCCCCAACTGTTTTATACGATTTCTCATGGCATCTTGACCAGTTGAGAATTTTTTCTCTGATACAGTTGCAGTTGCTAACTCTTTGCTGTATTTTTGTGTAAAGTTAGTTAAATCTTGCATTGACTTAATGCTTTTTAGGTCATTGCCCATTTCTGTTCTACGTTTTTCAGGGACAGAACCTTGTGCATTGATATTTCTCATTTTTGTTTGTTGTAAGTCTATTTGCTTCTGCAATTCCTTCGTGTTCTTTTGATTGACATCATATTGAGCGAGCAATATCTTATTCTCATTTTCAAATGTTTTTAATTGCATACTTGTTGTAGCACTATCAACTTTTCCAGTGAGTGCCTTGTGTTGAGTGTCATCTATTTTCCCTTTTATTCTCAATGTTTCCAACTGTGTTTTCAATCTATCTTTTGCTTCATCTAACATCATTTTTTCAGACATTTGCGCACTCTTGGCTTTTTTCTCTAAATCTGAATACTCAATACCAAGCTGTTTCAGAACATTTTGATAATCCTTAGTTCGCAAAGACAATGAGTTTACCCTATCTTGATATGCTTTAAGTGCAGATATATCTACATGGCTACCCGCTGTTGTTATTAGGCTATCAGTGTTTGATTTCGATTTCCTTTGAAATGAATTGATATCATCCATTTTTTTCTTATTAGCTATTGTTCTTGCAATTGCCTGTTCTAACTTAGTTATTTGTGCTAAATTCTCAGAACTATTTAATGCACTATTTAACCTTTTCAATCTTCCTTCGCTTATCTGTCCATCTTGACCTAATTTTAGAATTAAGTTTGATAGTTTTTCTTTTCCTTGTGCATACTTTTTCTCAGTTGCTGTAAGTGTTATTAATTCATTTTCATACTTCTTTGTAAAATTAGTAAGGTCTTCCATCGTTTTTATATTCTTGAGGTCACTACCCATTGAACTTCTTCTGTCTTTAGGAATAGAGCCTTCAGCATTAATGTTTCTCATTTTTGTTTGTAATAATTGAACTTGTTTTTCAATCTCTTTTGTAATTTTTTCCTCAGTCTGATATTCTGCCAACAATACCTTATTTGTATTTTGGAAAGTTTCTAATTCTTGTTTTGACTTGGCTTGTTTTACATTGTCTAACAGGCTATCATGTGTCTTTTTATCAATACTTCCCTTTGTCAAACTAGATTTTAGTTGTGATTCTAGTCTTGCCTGAAGTTTTAGTACTTCTTTATATTCTTTGCCAGTAATATCTAAATCTCTAATTAAAGTGGCAACCCATCTTGTTTCTTCGCTACCATTAGCCATTTGAACTTTTGCTTTTTCATAGTTGAATTGTCGCATTTTTCCAGTTGCAGTTTCAACGTTCACAGAAAATGACTTTAGCTGTTCGCTTTCACCTTTTATTTGGGTAACATTTAAAAGATTACTGTCACCATATTTATGACCCAATTTCTTTTTTACACCATCTACACCTTCACCAATTTCAGCCCAATATTTAACATTTTGCTCTTTAAACTGCTTCATTTGTATTTCAGCGGACTTTGTTGCTTCCTTCATGTCAATCTTTGGTTTAGGTATATTTTTTACTGATTCTGCAATTTTCTTAATGGCATCAAGAGCAGTTGGGTCTATATCAACTTTTAACTTTATTTTCTGTAAATCTTTAGACTGTTCAATAATGCTAATAGCTTTATTTATCTCAGGAACTGAACTTTTGGTGTTAAGTGAACCTGTTAATAATATTTGTAAATTATCCATTTAATCACACCCCTTCTTAAAAATAAAAAAGAAGTGCCATATTTATGGTACTCCCTGTCTTAAAAATATTAAAATAAACTCTTCCTTTATACTTATCGTTTTTTTCATTTCAAGTGGCAATCCAATATATTAGAATGCCAATTCAAATGAAACTACTGTTGTCCTGAAATATATTCTTATCCTTTTTACTCAAATAACTCACTTCCTGACAACATCTACCCCTCTTGCCTTCAAACCATTCTTGAGTGCAGTAACATGTTCTTTATTCATTTTTAATTCATCTATCGTACCTTGGGTAAAAGGTCTAGGCTTTAAATATTGGTCTGCTGTATCATCTCTGTTGTCCTTGTATTGATACTCTTTTCCGTCATATCCATCTCCATATTCAATCAGAGTGTCTAAACGAAAATCGTCATTACTACCAGTAGTTATATTTTCAACCGTTAATTGGACGCTATTTCTCATTACGTCTACATTGTGTACCATATTGCTTGTATCTTGGAGTCCTTCTTTTGTTCTTCTTCTCTTATATCGCCAAGGTTGACCACCAGTGTTATTGGTGACGTAACCTTGATAAACTTCGTCTTCTACATTACGTTGTTCTACTTCTTTTACCTTTTTTGCCACTTCGTCATTCATTGTTTCAGCCAACAATTTATTAATATATGCTTCAAATTCTTTTAAATTATTAAAAATCAATTAAATCAACCCATTTCATACAATGAAATCAATCAATATCTGTTTTCATTTTGCCAAGTTGGTCATATATATCTTGATTCTTCAATTTTAGTTGTGAGAATTTTCTACTTGTTTCATCGTTTAAGTCCAATGCTAATAACCCTCTAGCAGAAAAATCAGTCAATCTATCATAAACCAATCGTACTTCTTCAGGTGAAAACATATTGTTCATACATTCAAGTAGCAATCCTGTTTTTCGGAAATGTTCTAAAGCATCTAACATGCCAATAGAATTATCATTGCCAAGTAATACACTCGGAATGTCTTTCCTGAAATGAGTAAAGTATTTCACAATTAACATTTGAACCAAATAGTTTTCAACTTGCTGAGAAATCTCAATGCCATTTTCATCAGCTTCAGTCATTATATTTCCAAAATTAACTAATAATTCTTCAATTTTTAAATCGTCAAATTGCGGTTGAAATGTTATTTGTTCACCTTTATAAACTCCTTCTTCGATAATGTGCGGAATTGTTTCATCAATTAACTTAGAAGCTTTTTTTACCTTTGCAATAGATAAGTTTGCCTTTTTTGGTGCTTTTTTAGCCATTTTTTATTCCTCCCCTTTTATCCATATAAAAATAAAAAAGCAGGGAATAATCCCTGCTCTAATCGTGATGTGAAAATAAAATTAAGCTACATCCCTTGGAACTTCAACAATACGACCAATATCAGAAGAATTTGGTGCAGTTAAAGCTTGGAACTTCAATTCAGGGGCTAAGGCATTTCCGTTTTCAAGGGAAATCTCAAACGCACCTGAAGGTAAGCAGTTATCAAATTGGAAATAGATATCTGCAACTACTTGGTTGGTTACTGGATTGTACGCAATTGTACGGTATTCAACTTCATAGTTTTCAGAGAATGTATCTGATTGCAATTTAACAATATTACCTGTTACAGTGTCTTTATAAAGTGCAGTTACTTTTTCACCTGCTGTAGCAAATGGGGCTGTAACTGTACAAGCTTTAGCAACTGCTGTGAACTCTTGTGACACACCTTTAGAGTTGATAAGAGTTACTTTGTTGTTTGCAGGAGTACCTGTTACTGTAACAGTTAAAGTGCCTGAACCAACAACTGAAAGTTCTTCTTTCTTAGTTACAGTAGCAGTACCACTTTCAACTGCAACACCTTGAGTCATACTAAGGTATTCAAGGTCAAATAATGCCATTTTAGTAGTTAAATTGATATTTTTATCACTACGGATAACACTAATTTTCTTGTTACCAATACCTCCACGTACTTCATTCTCAGAAATTTCCTGTGAGATTCCTGCGATTTGTGCTTCAGCGGTAAAAATAGTTTTACCATCTGATTTTCTTCTCATTACAACGTCCGCTGTATCTGCGATAAGTGTTTTCATTAATAAATTCCTCCCTATTCTTGTAAATTTAAATAAATATAAAAATAAGTAGTCGATAAACGACTACTTATTTCAACCAAATAAACTATTAGATTTTTCGTCTAATTCTTCTTTTGTTATTGCGTGATTGTCTTCTTGATAAAAATTAATATGTTTACTCCAACCTTCAATTTTAACCTTGTCTGTTGATACGGTTGCAAATAGCGTTGAGGTATCATAATTTTTTATCTGAGCAATTCGATAGAATGTCATGTATAATTGATAGATTGTGAATTCGTTAATATCTTTGTAACTTAGACCGTTGTAGCCAACTACACTCGATACAATATCTGCGAATTCCAACCTATCCCCATCTAATGATTTAACCCTCTTACTGCGCTCGATAGCCCTTTGAATCTCAGGATTGGGATTAATTTTTTCCTCTTTCATCCAATTCATTTCCATAATTAGCTTTCGATAATAATCAAAGTTCTTCTCATTAATTTCTAAAAGAACTTCTTCATCTCTAAATGCTTTAGAAAAAATATTAATATATGAATCTTTTAATTCAGGAATCCATGTTGCCATTGTATATAGGCTTACTTTTTCCATCTCTTTTATCAGTTTTTCAAACTCCAAGTCTCTTTTCAAATTATTTATTTCATTATATTTATTAATTATGTGAGACTTAGTTAGTGAGATAGTTTGTAAATCCACAACATAGTCAGGATATTCTTTTACCTTAAGAAAATTACATTCACCAATTTCAGTGTTGATTGGTAGTCCTAATATATAAAACTCTTTAATGTCCATCATAATTTTGTACTTCCAAACTTATAGATGTGACGAAATGCAACATAGTCATTAGGAGCGTCAAATGGAAATCCTTGAACATATTCAACTTTTCCGAAACCTGTTATTCTTTCAGAGATTAATAAATCATTTACACAGTCACTAATTCTAAGAGAGCGCATATCTTTTTCATAACTATTATGACAAAAAATGTCTACGACAACTTCCTGTGAAGCTATTATGTAATCCATACTTGGCTTCCTTTTACCTGCATATACATAAATTCTGCATATAGGGTCATTTTCTAAATCGTCAGCCTTTTTTGTTGTGTATATTCTCTTGTCTCGTATTTCCCAAAGTACTTCTTCATTTTTATTTAGCATGTTAGGCAAATTGGGGTCTAATGGGTCATCCGTATTCTTAGCCAAGTCTTTAGCAGGATAAAAAAGTAGTCTTAATAGTGTTTCATCAAATCGAAAAACTTTTACAATGTCTCTCAAATTTTCATACATTCCCATTAACCACTCACCTCTCTTCTCCCTCGAATGGTCATTACTCCTACACTATCAATAACCTTCGTATAGTCAATGCTCACAGTTTCATAATTTTCACTATATATCTGAAAATTCTCGTTCACTGCAATATTGTCAGCCATTTGATATTTAATTGTAATGTCAATAGTTCCTTCAGGTAGTGGAAGTTGCTCGTTATCATTTCCTGTTGGGTATGTAGTTGAAGCAATACATGGTTCACTATAAGTTTCAAAAGAATATGAGTAAGTTGGTCTTTCGTCACCATCATAACCAATTAATTCTCTTGTTCTATTCTGAATTATAGGAAAATATGTATTGCATCTTCTCAAGGTTGCTTTTGAATAAATCTCATTCTCAACTGGCAAGTCAACAATTAGCCATTTTTGGCTATTCATTTCAATCAAATCACCAACGTGAATTTCATTTATCTTGGCTGAAATCTCTTTATCATTACCATTCTTCTTATTTTTCAAGAGAACCTTGCTTGGTATTCCATTTATTAAAACATCAATGCCAAAGTTGTCTACTGAGAAGTTAAAACCATCAACTGCTGATGTTAAATAATCTTGTTTTAATTCGTCAGTAAATTCATTTTCAAACATATTGTCCATTTCTGCCCACCTCCAATATAAACATCAATCACTTTCAAACAGATGTTTATTTTTTGAAACGACTAAAATGGGTGGCTTAATACTCTCACTTATTATGTGACTTCTACTATTGCTAACTACCCTTTATTTGTCGTCATACTAATATCATTCGATGTTTTACTTGATTTCCTCTAAGACAATATTGATTGGCAACCTGCTAACTGAACCACTTAAATTTAATATTGGTTTTTTAATTTCAGGATAATCCTCACTAAGCCTTACAGGTTTACCAATAAAATCTGAAAGTACTTCTTCCATTTGAAAAAGGGTGGAAACCGCTTTTTTTCTAACAATTTCAGCCCATTCATCCAATGCAATAATTTCTTCGCAGAATTTTTTATCTTCATTCATGTATACTTCTTTAACTTTAAGGATGTATGTACGTCCTTCACTATGAATAATCATGACTCTCGCCCACCTTTTAAATCAAACTTGAAAGAATGTTATTTATTTTTGCTTGGTTTTCAGCCTTCATATCTCTAAGTGTTTTAACACGTAAAGAAGCACCTGAAATCTTAATAAATTCATTGGATATATTTATCACTTTATTGTACTTGATAATCTCTTGTTCAAAGTATGAATCGTACATTAGAAGACTTAAAAGCAGTAATTCAATCTCACTTAAGTCTTCTACTACCACTTGTTCATAATTATCTGCTGTAATAGTGCCAATTGTACCAATGTATGTAGAGATGGCATTTCTTAAGAATTGTCTTTTTGAAAATAATTCGATTTTACTAACATCAGATTCAGCAAGATTATCTTCAAACTTTTTAATTATCGTAGAATAAGGAGTAGTCATGCCTAATCACCTCTCCCATTATAATCTTTCTTCTTTAGCACTTCTTACAAATACTCTAACTACTTCTTGTGATGATATTTTTATTACATTGCCCAAGTCCTCATTGAGAGGATTCTTTTTAATGCCTTGCAACTCAATATAATAATATTCATCACCAATTGATAAATCCCCTTCTCTAACGTTGTATTCAACACGCTTACTGTCAATATCAATAATATGACATGGTGCTTGAAATACGTTTCTAGGATTCTCTCCTCTTTGAACATTTACAAAGAAGTCGTAATTTTTTAACTCCACTGAGGTTTCATGGTCTTTATCTGTAAGGGACAAGACAACTTGAAATCCGAAGTTGCCCTGTGTCCAATTCCAATCAACACTTTTAATATATTTTTCACTCATAGCCTTTCACCCACCTTAAATACTTATTTCGGTTTCAAATATATCTACAAAACCAATATTACCTTCGTAAATTTTAACAAAGTCGCCTAAATTAATTTCAGTTTCAATTGTTGTCTTTCCTTTAACTCCAATTGTCACCTCAACATTACTCTGTCCTGTTCCATTGCTTCCACGAACACTATAGGTAAATGAGTTGTTGTCAATTTCAATTGGATATGATAAATCTCCAAATGCTACTTGGGCTATTGGTTCACCAAAACTGCTATCGCTGATTTCCTTTCTTAATATCTCGATATATGGAACTCTTTCACCTGACCATTTAAGAATCATTGATGTTGGAGAAACCATCTCAATATCACAACTTAATAAAGAAACAATTTTTTCAATCAATGGAAATTCCAGTGTTTTATCAACTACAACTTTTTCAACAAATGGGAATACAATTCCTTTAAGTAAGTGTTCAACAAGTGTCAACTGAGCATTGAATCTTTCTATTGGTGTGTTAAAATCTAACCATGCGATACTTCCATATGTACTATGGTCAAAATAAGGAATGAATAGATAAGGAGAGTCTAAATCTCCATACATCTCCCAATAATAGCCCATCTGATAATCGAATGGTACACCTGATGGAAAATGATAATAATTATCTTTGACATATTCGGTCTTTTTTGGCTTGTAGTTTTCAGGAAAGTCCATGCTTTCTAAATAAGGGTCAAAACCCTGTATTATGAATTTATCTCCATCTTTTACAACTTCGTCAACGGTTGGGTCAATATCTGCTGAAATGAAGGTGTAACTCGGAAAGTTATTTGGTATAAAATACCAACCCGCTTCGAAATTTTGTGGCTTATATACATCAGAAATAATAAAGTGTTCATCTATATTTCCGATAGCGTATCCAATTAAGGGCATATTTCACACCCCTATTCTGAATACTCAATTAATAGATTTGAATGATACATATTATCATTTGTAACAGAATCTAGTGGGTTTGCAGGTACAACGGATTTGACAAATAGGACACCACGATTTGTTTCAATTCTGTATTGCAAGTTATCAAAGATAACCCTTGTATCATATCTCCTGCCCGCAATTAATGACACTTTACCTTGTTCTAAGATAGGGTTAGGGTCTATATACTTTCCTTTAAAGTCATCGTTAACCCAAACGTTGAAGACGTTCTCTTTTAATTCAACTCTCAAGGTATCTCTCTCTAGACGATAATCCGTACCTTTTGGTAGCCAGTGAAATTTATTATAAATGTTAGGAAAAGCCATGTTGTCTAAATCCCTGTAATTCACTTTTCCAATTCCAATTGCTGATTCATTCCAAGTATCAATTGGCACATAGCTTGCACCAATAATCTCACGATAATATTCATTAATTTGTCGAATCGTGTCAGGGTCAGGATACATGATTATTGCATATCCATAACCTGTAGATGCATTCATTCTTAGCTGAATTCCTCCAAAGTTATATCTTGGAGTCGCAATTTGAACACTTACATCACAATTCTTTGTTTCAGGAAAGTGCATCGGAATAGCACGACCTGTCGTAATATCAACAGTATCAGCAATATGCTGAACATAGGAATTGAATTGATTCCCTGATTCGGTTAAAGAATATGTCTCCCAACGACCTATAGTATCCCAATCAGGTGGAAGATAGGTTGTTATGATATTATTGAAGTTTTCAGAATATATTTTAAATCCTGTCATAAATTGTCCACTTTTAATATCAGGCAAATCCAACTCTTCTGCAAAATCACTTGAAGTGTCGTAGCTTAATAGTTTCCATTTTTCAGAAATATCATCAATTATACCTTCTTTTTCATATGGGATAAATTTAGCTTTAACGTTAACTGCATCTCTACCGCCTGAATTAACTATCATTAGGGGTAAAATATTGTTGCCACTGTTTCTATAAACATTTCCCAAGTCACCAATATCAATTATCTCAAATGTATCTCCTCTTACAAATTCTAATCTAACAGGATTTTGTGTATCATTACTCACAAACATACACCCCTTCTCTCAATAAAAATAGAGATAGAGAAAATCTCCCTATCTCTTAACAATGTAATCTATGTTGAAATCCACTTGTTTTTTAGTGCCTGTTGATGGCATTATATATCTCATTCTGAATTCCATTACTTGATTAGGTGCTAATTGTCCTATCAAAGTATTTGTCCATACTTTATTTTTTGCATCCCATATTTCACAAATATTGTCAGGGTCATTTAACTGTATTACAAATAGCCCCCATGAATTTCCTGTGTTTTTAATATACTTAGAGAACACATATCTTTGTAGTCTTCTCAGTTCAGGGAGTACGATAGAGTAGTTAAAAGTATATGGGTCAGGTTGAACCTTCGACTCTTCTGTCGAATAATCAACATCATTTCCTAACATTGAACCAAATAGTCTTAGACTTGCTCTAAACGAATTGAAGATACCTAAGTTGATAGTGTATGCCATTTTCTTGTATCCTGCAACCGATGGGTGAGTATCATCTACGGTTAAATCATAGCGTAAAACTCCATTTTCTTTACCAGTATTGTCTTTTTGTACAAATTCATCGTACCAATCAATAATGTCAATACCGTATTCGATACCGAGATTTTTTATCCCCGCATTCAGATTTCTCAGAGCATTTTTAGCTTCAATGGGAACAATTGAGTTACGTGGCAACTGTGTCCCTAGAATTGGAACACCATTAAACTCTCTAACTTTATCAACTGTTTTGCGGATATTATTTAACGTTGTGTTTACCACGTTCTGAAGATTTGTTATTCCACTATCTTGAGATTGAAAAATATCGTTTGTACCAATCATAATAATTACATATTCAGGTTTGTATGCTTCCATTTGACTTCTTACATGGTATTCAACTTCAGTTGAGGTTCTACGTCCTGACCCTTCGTTGATAATTTCAAAGTCATCAATACCTAATCTTTTTTGTAGCCAATATGGGTATTGTGATTCTATTACGTTACGAGTCTTTGTTTTTCCAGTAATTAAGTCAGCAATCCATACAGTCCCGCCATATTGTGGGTCATAACTTGGCGCTCCCGCTGTGATACTATCACCAATACATAGTATTCTCACTTTGTTAACCTGACTTTGTAAATCAACATTGGTTATCGTTGTGTTAAAAACAACGTCAACATGGTTAACATCATACGATGTTGCAGGGTTGAATACTGTCTGTCTCTGCCTTGTTACAAGTGTCTGCATAAAGTTGAAATAATCCAATTTAAGCCCAAATGGTGACGTGCGATTATTATAGATATTGTATTTAGGTTGATTTAAAATTTTCCCATCTTGATATGTCACTGATTTTGATTGTATTACTCTAGATTGCGAGTTAAACACAAGTGGTTTTATTGATAGTATAGACTTATTGTTTGCAAAATAATCATAGTTAATTTTATATTTGTCTGTAATATTATTATTTAATGAGAGTTTTAATCCAACATTTCTTGAATATGTTTGATGCGTTTTTATTTCCACATAAGTCTTGAATGAACCATTCGAAATACTATCTTGGTAAAAACTATAGTCATCATGTCTATAGTTGATTAACGATAATCTATATGAACCAAATGCTTTTAAATCAGAATAAAGTATATTGCTATTACTAAATGTTTTTAGATTATCTGCAAAATATGTATTTTTATACATTGCACTCAATAGCAAATCACGATAAATTTCAATTTTCATAGAAGCAATAGATTTTTTATCATCTTTAGTTGTTAGCTGACCAAAACTAAATTTATCTGTATTATTGTTGTAAACTGCTGATGTTATTAGTCTTGTTTCCCTTGTGACTGCATTGTCATAAGTTACTTTTACAGCATTGTTGTGAATTTTTGTTGGACTAATTTGACCATAAGTTGTATTTAAACCTGAATAAAGAACAACATTGTCATCCTTATTAATTAGTTCGAATTTAACTACATTTAGACCAATATTTTCGTGTTCCCATTGCCATGAGATGTATTTGTCCGATGGTGTTGAACTTAAAAGAAAAAGTTTTAAAGTAGCCACTTGAATAGAATTACTCCATTCAGTAACTTCATCATCGTCATTTATTGAAGCTAATTTTATTTCATATGTTGAATTAGCTTTTAATCCAAATATAGAGCCATCACTAGACAAATCACTTACGACTATTTCTCCTGTAGATAAATCTTTTAATGAGTATTTGTATCCACTTGCAAATTCAGCAATTGTAAACTCTGTTTGTACTTCATCATACTCTGTTGCATATGCTGTAACATTTGTAGGTGGCATTAGATTTAAAATAGAAAAAATATTTGAAGGCAATCCTATATTTTCATCATCAAAAGCTACAAAGTAGCGATATTCTGTTTCCCCACCGTTTAGATATGTTGAATTGACAGTTGTTTCTGTAAAAATAATACTACCATCAGTTGATTGATAGTCACTTCCTTCAATAAAAGTAACTATCAATCTATCACTTGATGGATTGGGGTTCAAAATGTCAAGAGGTTCATAAAGCTTATATCCTCTAAGATACGTCATTAACTATTCAACCCCCTTTCTATATAATTGTCCATTTTAAATTATTCAAACCTAGTTTTTGACCACTGATTGTTCTCATTGGTGGTAGCGTGTAAGTTGTTGCACTAACTGAGTTAGAATATCTGCTTTCATATGTTTCTCCAACTGTCGTTACCTTTATTGTCTCTGTCGTATTTGGGTTCAATCCGTTACGTGGTAACTGAGGATTTCCGAAACCACCTATTGGAGTCGTTAAGTTACTTTCTAAATACGTGTTATATTGCCCATTTTCATATTTTACCCTAGCGAAAAGAGTATTTGTATTGTTCGTTGAATTAAAGTAATAAATACGATATTCTGTAAATCCACTCACAGGCTCGAATGTCCAAATTATGCGACTTGAAGATTGTGGTGTGCCAACAATATTAGTTGGAGGTGATTGGTCGAACAAATAAGAGGTCAAAACAACTTGAGACTCACCATAGGAATTATATGCAACCACATAGCGATTATATGTTATTCCCATAACTCTGCCAGTTTCTTCATAACTTGTAATTCCGACAGGTAATTCAACAATCAATTGGTCATTGTCAGCATTGTAAATACGATAGCCTTGAGCGTTAATAGAAGTTGTTTCATTCCACTGCCATAAAATACTTGAGCCTGTTTTGATTGAGCCTTGTAAATTGCTAGGTGATAATGGGGCAATTGGCGACTCATGCGATATGTCCAAAAATGGTTGGAATAATCCCTCATAAGTATTTACTTGTACATACCCTGACGATACTTCGTCTGACTTGATTAATAACCCATTATTATTATTTGCCCAATCTTGGATATTTGCGATAGGTAAATTGGCTTCATAATATTTTCCAGTTGTCGAAGAAAATGGTATTTGAGCAATCGAAATACTTTCACAAGATGGTTGAGTATTCCAATTTGCAGTATCTAACCAACTTTGTGTAATTTTATAAAGTCCCATTTGTGATGGAGTACCTGAATAGGAGGTTTCATAAATCCTAATTTTTGCGGTTTTTAATTCACGTCCAATTGGAATGGTTGAAGTATTAAATTTAATTAAATACCTATATAAAGTAGTTCCTGATTTTCCAATGTAGCTTATAGCACCTGTTGATGATGATGAAGTCGGAGTGCTTGAATTGATATAAACATCCTGACTAACATTCAAAGTTTCATATGTCGTCATCTCATCTATATTTGCAGGTCTGTCCTGTGTCCTAGCAGTTATCTTAACTAATCCACTTTTTTCACCATTACGAACACTTCTCACATATCGCTCATAATCTGTTCCGTATCTTAATTGTTTGGAAGTCCAAGACTTAACCGTATTGCTACCACTGTATTTTACATTGTTGAATTTATCTAGTACTTCAAATCCAGTGATACCTTGGTTTACCGTATCATCCCAAGACCAAGTAATGGTATTAGTATTCACAGCGACTCCACTTGCACTTTGAGGGACAACTAAAGTGGCATAGGTATTATTAGAGACAACAACATATACACTGTCTTCTACACCATTTTTTACATATCTTGCTTTTCTAGTGTAAGTACTATTTGGTAGTAGCCCTGTTTCAACCCACTCAGTCGTACCACTTAAGACTTCAGTCAGCTTCACATTGTTATTGTCATAAATAATAACTTTGTCAACAGTGGTAAACAGGTCGAAAGCCCATTTAATAGAAGTAGCAGTTTGTGGAATACCTCTAAAATTAGCCAAAGGCGAAGTATGCAATGTTGTACTTGTTACAGGCGACTCTCCACCTGAGTTGTATGCAACCACATAGCGATTGTATGTGTTGCCTAATGTAACTCCACTTTCATCAAAGCTACTAGTCGAAGAAGTTCCAATCAATTGGTCTGTATCAGCATTGTAAATGCGATATTCGGTTGCTGTGCCATCTCCTGCACTCCAAGACCAACGAATGGAGGAAGACGATAAAACTGCCCCTGATAGGACTGTTGGCTTGAGTGGTGGAATAGAAGGTGTATAATTTATTACAAGCCTTGGTATCTTTGTAGCATCAGCTGATTCTTTTGAATTAAATTGGGCAAAATTACCATTAGTAGTTCCATTATGCCTTATTGATACCCCATAATTTGAAGAAGGATTATTTATCCAATTTTTAACCAGTGTGGCATCAAGAACAAAGTCACTATCTATGTTAGCGGAAATTGCCCTACTTACATTATACAACGGTGTTGTTGTATTGCTAACTGGCATATTATTGTAGTTTAACGTTGTTTCGTCCCATTGACTATTCACATTTTCTATAAACCAATTATAACTTGTACTAATTGCTGTGGTACTGTACAATTTTAGAGTAGCGGTATTTAGTGTAATGTCAGTAGAAAGCGGGATAGGGAATTTTAAAAATCCCTTATATAGATAAGATACTGAAGCACCTCTACCTACAGAAAACTGTGTAGCTGTTCCATAATTTATGGTAGGATTAAAGCCATTATTATAGGTATCCGCACTAGGATTAACCGTAATAGTTTGCGCTGACATATTTATAGGTCTAGCACTCGTAGTCACACTCACCTGAACATTGCTACTTCTCTCACCATTTCTAGCCACACGAACTTGTCTGATATAATTAGAGCTATATCGTAAATTGTTTTCAGTCCATGTCTTTGTGTTTCCATCAGGAGTCGTATACAATAAAACACCATTTTTATCTAGTATTTCGTAAGAAATGATTCCTGAGTTTGTTTCTTTGATAGAAACATTCTCAAAAGAAATTCCTCCACTAGTGTAATTTGCATAAAAGAAAATTCTCAAAGAAGAGTAAGTTCCACTATTAAAAGGAATTGCAACACCAGTGTTATTGTTAGCTATATTTGTGGCTTCTACAACACCATTAACAACACCTGTAATTCTGACATATCCGTTAGTGCTTGCACCAGTGCCACCTTTTAATAAATTTAACAGATAGTTAGTGTTCGACTTTACTGTTATTTCTACATATGACCCAAAATAAGACCCGCTTGTATTATCAATGGTTAACTTCGTTGGGCTATTAAATGTTACAGTGGAACTAGTAGACCATCTCCCACTGTCAAACAGAGGGGCGAGTTCATTTCCAAAAACTATGTCGCCCCATTGCCAAGTCGCACTATTGCTCGTCACATTAGTAGCAACTAAATTGCTAACAGGCTGTAAAACCGTATAAGTTGTAGCACTCGCCACTGTTTCAGGAGTTTGTTCGACTCCGCCTGTTACATATCGAATTTTACGAGTATACGAGGTGTTTGGCGATAAGCCTGTCTCAGTCCATGTCAATGTTCCACTTGGTATTTCAGCAAGTTTGACATTATTATTATCATAGATAACGTATTTTTCTGCTTCTGCTAACGCATTCCATGTCCACTTGATAGAGTTAGAAGTTGGCAAACCAGTAAAACCTAAAACACTAGAAACGTAATCAATGCTAAGATAAGGTTGGGTGCTGACACCACTACCTAAACCATAAATTCTTGAGGTATTGCCACCGAAATAATCAAGACCAAAACCATAGTTTGAACTAGGGTTAGAAAGCCAATTTTTTACTACTGCTGTAACATCTACAGGTGAACTAGCTACTAAAAATCCAGTCGAATTAGGGATAATATTCTCAAACATGTTTTGAGAATTTGGAGAATAACTAGTCAATATAGACAAATAGAAAGCATTGGTTGACTGAAACGTAAAATTAAAATACGCTTTTACAACATTATTAAATGAAGCCAGAAGTCCTGATAAATCAAATTTAATCATACTCCGTTGAGAGATATAACCTCCATTCTCAGGAAACATACCTAAAGTGGTTAGGTTAGGATAGGTATAATAGCCGCCTTCAAAAGAGTCAAATTCATAAGTACAATCAAAGTTTTGAACTGTTGGAACTCCCGAAGTCTGCCACGTAGGGTCAATTGTTATAGGTAAATTGGCGTTCTGAATCTCTGAATAAGGAACACCGAAATAATATTCGCCAGTGTCAGCATTATAGTTGTTGAGAATGGTTAAATCCTTTTGGTCATTATCCTTTGCCCATTCTTTTGGGGAGATTAATTTTTGGATTCCTTCATTGTAAACTTCTAGCTGTTCTTCATTGTATTGAAGTTCTAACAAGTTTGTGCTTAGTTCATTAAGCACAATTAAATATGTAGTTTCAGGATTATATCCATAATCCGTAGGATTTGGAATATTGCCCTTGTCATTTAGATAAATATATTCTTTCAACTTGTCATCTAAGGAATGAAATTCAAAATCCATTCCATTGAATACATTTGGATATTTGGCGATATTGTTTTCAATAGAACCTGTATTCGCTTGAGGTTTTTCAAAAATTGTATATTCGTCTTTTTCAGAATCGTATAAGGCTAAACCCTTAATGGTTGTGAATATGTCACCAACACCATCGTATCTAAAAGAAAATTTAATAGATTTATCAATAGATAAATTTTTCGATAATCCTATTCTGAAACTATTATTAACTGTATTAAATAAATAATATGCAGGGTTGGATGTGGTATTTAGATGAAAATTTACATCAATTTCTTCGAGTTTGCCATTCTTATCAAAGTGAATAGGTCTACCAAAATATTTCATGGTACGAGTACCATCTTCATTTAGATAAGTTTTGCTATTCAACTGTCTTTCGAGTAATAATTCTTCCAATCACAATCCACCACCTTTCCCTTATTTTCGTAGTCAATGAAATGGGAGAAACTAGTCTCCCATTTCGGTATTCATTTCCATTGGACAATCACATATGTCCATTTCTTTATTGTATAGATTACATTTCCATGTCCCTTGATAAACCCATTCTTCCTGAATTAGTGTCCAAACACCATTCATGTCATAACAAGAACCATTTGGGGTTTTCTCAATTGGGCAATGTTCACACAGTACCAAACAACCTTCCATCCTTATTCACCTCATAATTTATTTATTATTCAAATGGAGAATATTTCGAAATATTAGTTTTATCTTCTATGTATTTTTGTATAGCTTCATTTGCTTGATATAAATGGTAACGATAGGAAGCATAATGAATATCCATTGAATTTTCGTCAGGCTTAATAGTTGAAAGACTGGTAGAAATCAAAGGTAAAAGATTTGTTTGAAGTTCTTGTAAGCCATTTTGTTCTTCTACAGTTAAATTTAATTGTTCAATATTAGGCAAGACATGAGTAAACATAGTGTGAGCCAATAATCCTGTAATTGTTGCGAGGTCTACAGCACTCCATTGTAAATCTACCAGTTTGTTTTGCCAATAAAAAGCTAATTCTTCAGTGCTTGAAGGTGTAACGTTGTACACTCCATTCTCGTCAAGAAAAGTTATAGCATTTGCGTTTTCATTACTTCCACCAATTTCAATAGATGTAGGTGGAAATCCTTCAGCTTTAATTGTTACATTCACACGTTTTTCTGAAATAGCAGGGTGAATAGAAACAGGGAAGACAAACTTATAATCTCCATTTACCTCACAATCATAACTTCCTCCAAACAATGATACTTTTGCAATTGATGGGAAATTGAAATCTACATTCATTAGAGTTCCTTGAATATTAGCACCATCATAGTAAACATCAATATATGGTTTTCCTGCCATGATTTCATCGAATTTATGAGATGACTTATCAATAAGTAAATCTTTTATGCCAAAATCTGAATCATCTACTATTGTAGTGAATACATTATGGCTTGTAATTACTGGAATTCCACTTCCAATATACGCAATGATATTGGAAGGTGTATTTACAGAAATAAATTGTAATGACATTTATATGCCCCCTTTAAATAATACTTAATCTCTTTAAAAACATTTATTTCATTGGCTCTCCTTCGTCTTCTTCAATAGACTTTTTACAATGGTCTTTTTCAAAGAGATTAAGAAACTTGCATACAAGGTTACAGAATAGGCAATCTTTCTTGGCAACATGCTTTCCCATTCGAGAGGACATTGTTTCATCAGGAGAACCAAAGAGCAATGTATTGAGCAATTGGTCAATAGAGATTAATATATTCCAAATATATCTTTTTACCATATTCATAATCACTACCCTCTTAGTTCGGTAACTCTCTATATGAGATTTCAAAATATACATCAGTTTTATGTTGGGTTGGAATACGAGTAATCTGAGTTGAACCTGATTTTTGCAGTTGAGGAACAGCTTTAATATAAATAGTTTGATATTGAGTTACATCAGGGTTTGCTGAAGGAACTGTAATCGAACTAGTTACATTACTAAGAGTCAACTGTGACCCTCCAACCGAGCCTGAAAAATCAGTTGTTTTTGAAAGAAAAATGTGTTTTGTGCTTACATCAACAGTATTTCCTGGAACAATATTCAAGGCTGATAGAGTTGTAGATGAATTTCGATAGTTTCTAATTACATCAACATAAGAACCGTAAGCATCTCCACCAATTTTCATAACTAAAACATCTTCTGTGTTTACACCTTGAGTTAAAGCTAATACTGAACCAATTTCTATCCTCATAACTGCGGGAGTTGTAACTGAAACTGCACCAAGATATAATCTAGTTGAAGTACCATTACTTCCACCTCCTGCTGAAATAATAACTGTTTGGAAAGATTTTGGTTTTAAAATAATTTGTTCGTATCTTAAATTCATATCTGTACCATCTACAGGGTCAAACATTGGGTCACGCCTTTTTCCATCGTTGTACACATAAAAATAAGTTGGTACTATTGTATTAATATCGTCAATCCCACCATCTTGTGTAATTGTCAATGGTGTGTCCATTGTGATTAAATTTACATATCTCCCACCTGTTACAGTGAAATCTTTTAATAATTGTAAAGCCATTGGGTAATTCCCCCTTTATTATTTTTAAAACTTAGGATATTCATCACCATTAATAGATAAAAATGAATCTATTTTCATTTGAGTTTTTAATGCGCCTGTCGAAACTCTCACATATACCTTGATTGGTGTCCAACCTTCCAAAATATCAGGCAATAGTAATTGACTACCTTGTACCCAAGTACCATCTTTACCTGTCAAACTAAGATATAAATGGTCAGGGTAAGCTTCAATCCACATTCTATTGGGTAAAGTTAAAGCTGTAGAATTGTTTTGACCCCTATCAACTATTAAGTTATTTCCTTGTATGCTTTTAACCCAAAATTCTTCTCGAATTTGAGTTCCACCCAAAACTATAGGGTCTGTTAATATTTTAGTGCCACTTCCATACCATTTTGGGTCTTCAATAGGAATTGTATTTACATATGGTGCTATGTCTTCTCCAAGGCTTGTAAGAATCCTTGTTCTCTTACCTCTTGGTTTAATAGTGACATTTCTATACTCTAAATTCATTGGCTCTGAATCGCTGTCACGATTTCCATCATTAAAGATGTAAATAAGAACTGTCTCAGATGTACCTGAAGCAGAGTGCCTTGTGACAATTGGAATATTTTGACCATCAACAGAACCAATCCACTTACTTCTATCATTTACATTTGAATTCAAAGATGCTCTTAGTGCCATATATTTCACCTCACTTCTTCATAAACTTCCATCGTACCCATGTCATACCAATCGCCTTCATATTGATAAAATCCTTGTTTTAACAATGGAAAAATATCTTTCTCTAATGAGCAGTATCCATCAAAAATCAGACTGAAAACATCAGGTTCAATAATATATAAACCTATTGAAACCAAACCTCTATCAACCTTAATTTTTTCTTGAATCTTTCCATCTTGAACTACACCGTATCTATCAGGGTTTTCTACATTGGCAACTGCTATAGTGATTGATTCACTATGATGATTTACCATATCCTGAATGTCAACATCAAACAATGTGTCCCCATTCATTACTAGAATAGGAGTATTAAGACCAAGTAGCGTTTTTAATCCTCTTAACGCACCGCCTGTTCCCTCACAATTATCATAAAGATATTTGATTTCAACACCAAAATTAGAACCATCTTTAAAATAATCAATAATCTGCTCTTTCAAATATCCAACAGCTAGATAGATAGTTTTTACATTATTTTTTCTAAGAAATTCAATTTGATATTCTAATACAGACTTGCCTTTAATTGGTAACATTGGTTTAGGAATTTCCCTTGTTAAAGGAAATAATCTTGTTCCTTTTCCACCACATAGAATTACTGCTATTTGCATATTATTTTCCTCACAGCGTCTAAAAGATTGTCAGCTTTGTAGTCAGCATATTCAGGCATTTCTCCATACCCTGTTCTCACAGCGATTGTTTTTAGCCCCGCATTATACCCTGCTTGAATATCGGTTGACTTATCACCAACTATATATGATTCGAAAATATCTACATCATAATAAAGACTTGCATTTTTGATAAGCTGAATATTCGGCTTTCTGCATAAACAATCATCTGTAGGCAAGTGAGGACAGAACAAAAAGTCGTCAATCAGGTTGTCAACCATGTTATTTAAGTGATTATTAATTGTAATGACTCCAAATACGTCTACAAGTCCTCTTGCGACTACTGACTGATTCGTTATGACAATGACTAGATATCCATTATCTTTCAATGCTCGAATTGCTTCTTTTGTACCATTTATCAATTCCAGTTGTTCTACCTTATGTAGATGGTGAATATCTTCACAAATAACTCCATCTCTATCTAGAAAAACAGTTTTATTTCTCACCGAACAATACTCTTTCTACCTTTTCGCATATCATATGAATAGCTAGTAGGTAAGCTTCTTGAATACGTGCTGTATTATTGGAATTAATATTTAGTGTAATATACTCATTGTCAATATTCTTGTTTCCTGTGATTAGAACTGGAATACATTTTAATTCAATCGCCTTTTCTAAACCCTTAATTACATTTGGTGAAAATCCGTTTGTAGTAATACCAATTACAATATCGCCCTGATTTGCATATGCCTTTACCTGTCTAGAATACACTGAATCAAAATCATAATCATTCCCAATGGCAGTTAGAGTAGCAACATTACTTGACAGACTGATTGCATTTAATCCTTCTCTGTCAAACTTAAAACGACTAACCAATTCTGTGGTGAAGTGTTCAGAATCTACTGCACTTCCACCATTACCAAAAATCAAAACTTTATTTCCATCTTCATAAGCTTGAATAATTACATCAGCAATTAAGTCAATCTTTGAAACAAGACTTTTCATTGATTCTACAACTTCTAAGTGTTCATTAATTATATTTTCCATGTCGTTAACCCCTTATAATCAAAGTTAAAATCTACTAATTGTCCACCTGCATCTTGCAATGCTTTCCCAACTTTTTGCTTGTCAGTACAATAAAAAAGCAAGTAGCCACCGCCACCTGCACCTAAAAGCTTTCCACCTAAAGCACCCGCATTTCTGCCAATCTCATATAATTCATCAATATGTGGATTTGAAATACCACTGGTAAGCTTCCTTTTATTCTCCCAAGCATCGTGAAAAAGCGAACCAAATTCATGAACATTTCCTGTCAATAGGGAATTCTTCATATCTAAAGTAAGACTTTTTAACTCATGAAGATACTGCACATTATCTTTATAACTACTAACCTGTTTTTTGATAATGCTTTCTCCCATTCTAGTCTTACCTGTAAAACATAGAAGCAGGTTATATTCCAATTCATTTAGATAGCTTTCTTTAATTCTTAATGGATTAACAATGGTTTTATTGTCAAAGAACTCTATAAAATTAAACCCGCCAAATGCACTTGCGTACTGGTCTTGATGACCTCCACTTATATTCATATCTACTCTTTCAATCTCATAAGCCATTCTTGAAATATCATATAGCGACAAAGATAGATTCATCCATTTTGACAAAACTCCAATTAGACAAACTACCAAACTGGACGAAGACCCTAATCCTGAACCCACAGGAGCGTCACTGTGAATCTTAATTTCGAACCCTTGTCTTACATCAAGTCTCCTTATAACTGCTCTTACAAGCTTCAGGTCGTCTTCTAGTGAGTCTTTTTCGTCAAGCTGATACTTCACTGTCAGATTGAAATCATGAGAATGAATAATCACTTGATTATCATCTCTTGGAATAAGAGTAGCATAGCAATACTTATTAATTGTGGTACTTAAAACGCAACCGCCATAATCTATTAAATATGGCTCTATATCTGTCCCACCACCTGAAAAAGAAACCCTTAGAGGTGATTTCGCTCTGTATATTTCCATTTCCCCTCCACCCTTCAAAATTAACTGAATAAGATTTGTTCTAAATCTTTTGCAATCAATCTATAATCATATTCTTGAGTCATCTGCTTTGCCCTTTTAGCCTTCTCTTGTGCTTCAGAACGATTTTCATATACGCTTCTCATTAAGTGTTGTAGATGTTCCACACTTGGGTCAGCCCATACTTGATGTGGCTGAAAATCTCCTGAATACCATTGTTGTGGAATATTTGCAAGTCTGTAATCTAGTAAGTATCCATTCTCATTGTTTACAAAGTCCGTTTGTCCACCCCAATTGGTAGTTATTACAGGTAAGTTACTCGCCATTGCTTCTAGTAATGGTCTGCAATACCCCTCTGTTCTAGATGCACAGATATAACTATGGCAGTCATTATACAAATTAAGAATTTCGTCATATGAAATGTGTGTAGGAAGTACATATACAGGTAGACTTTTACCAAACCTTCTTTTTACATTGGCGATATTCCCCAAAATCTGACTTGATGGAATTACCCCATAATTTAAAGAGGATGTTTTAATCACTAGTGCAACATCTTCATGATTTTGAAACTCTTTAAAATATGCTTCTAGCAATACATCATAACCTTTTCTTGGTAGCCATTGGAATAAACTGAGAAATTTAAAAGTCCCTTGAGGTTTATTTTCACTCATATTTTCATAGAGTGATAAGTCCAAACCTTCTCTTAATGTGTGGACAGGCTTATTTATTTTCCCATCTATCATTCTTTTATTAAAATTACTTGGAACAATAATTCCATTTGCTTCTATATTATTAAATGCATCAATAAAATAATCAGGTGCAGGGTCAGTTTCCCACACTGTTGAAACATATGTCTTTAGTGCATTTGGATATTGTTTAAAACAGTCTAACGTTGTTCTATTAAAATATATGTATTCGTCAGGCATTGGTTTATCCATTGCATCTTTTAACAATTCAACCCAATCTTTTCTAATGAATTGAAAATAGAAATCTCTGTTATCCAATTGTTCAATCAACTTGACATTTACATCATTCTGAATCATACCAATTACATACAGTAAATTTGTGTTGTCATATCCTGAGAAACCCAAGCATGACCCTCGAAACAATACACTTGTCACCTTTTCACCTTCAATCCTTAAATACGAATGAATTTAGACATAGTACTATTCGTATCCTCTTCTTTAATACCGAACTGTTGTTCTGCATATAATTTGATAAAATATGACCACAATGGCTTAATGAACTTCCAATCATATCCTTCAACAAAGCTTCTAGACTTTTCTCCAATGATTGGAAGGACTTGTTTGTTGTGGTATAATTTGTTTAACTTGTCAACCAAATCTTCTTGGTCGATTATGGCTCGTTCAACATCCCAAAACGGTTCAAAATAATGTGCTTTAACTTTAATCCTGAAATCTTTAGGGACAAATTCTTTACATGCCGAATAATCCGTAACTAGCACAGGAACTTTACATGCCTGTGCTTCTAAAACTGGAAGACCAAGCCCTTCTCCTGCTGTTGTCGAAACAAATATGTCAAAACAGTTGTATAATTCAACTAGTTCATCATCACTAAGTCCAATTACTCCATCCATATCTTGGGTAAAATAAACTTTATTATCCAATTTATACCTCTTGATGTATTCATATAAATTATGTCCTACATCAACTGGCTTCGTGTGAAGGTAGAGTTTTGCGTCAGGCTTGTCTTTAGAAAACTCAGCAAAAGCTTCCATAAGAGCAGGAAAATTTTTACGTGCGTTATTTCTGCCAACAGTACCAACAATAAACTTTCCATCCATCCGATACTTTCTTTTCAATTCATCTTTATTTAATGGCTGAAACTTTTCAGTATCAATTCCATGATAAATTATTTTTAAGTCTTCACGCTTTGTCTCGCTTAGAACTATATTTAAAGCAGTTTTAGAATAGACAATTGGTTGGTCAATTTGTAGTATCATGTGTTTTTGCGCTACAGTAATATGTTCAGCATCAATCGGAAAATAAGCTACCCATTTAAAAAAACGGTTTGGGAAATTTGCAATCCAACTCACATTAAACAAGTCCCCAAAACTTAGAACAACTTGTGGAAGAAAGTCTTCAATTATATTTGGAAAAGATGTTTTTCCGTAAAAGTCATTCGGTGAAGTAGGATATAATTTTATCTTGCTGTCTTGAGGTTCTTCATTTATACCCCAAGCCAATTGTCTCACATCACATTTTGCTTCTAATAAAGCATCTACAATGATTTTTGCTGTTTGAGCATAACCTGTATTGAGTGTGATGCTATCTGTTACCAATAAAACTCTTAGCATCCTGTCACCTCCTATTCATGTCTATATTTAATAATTTTTGCAGGTACTCCACCAACAATTGCATTTGGTGGAACATCCTTTGTAACGACAGCATTTGCACCTACAATAGCACCATGACCAACCCTAACACCTTTTAAGATTCTAGCCCCTGCACCAACCCATACCCCATCTTCAATAATTGTTGGTGCTGTTGAATATGGTTGATGTTTCATGTATCTTATTTCATCAGGTTCATCAAACATATGATTCATATCTCGAATCGTTACATTTTCAGCAATGATTGTGCATTTTCCTATGTAAATGTATTCATTGCAAACTATTCTAGTTCCCCATCCAATAAATACATCATCTGCTATATGAATTTGTCCCTTGTCTGCTTCAATCCAATAAAATCCATCATGTTGCCATTGACCATAAAAGTTAATAGTGCCACCATTCTTTTCAAGAATAGTCTGTAACTCCATTTGAATCACCTCTATAACGAAGCATTTACTTCTTTCCAAAAGTTTTTTGCAATTGTCTCCCATTTAAATCTGTCACGAACATAGTTAATTTGGTCTAATTTCAACTTGAATGAATCATAATTCCGATAGATATTAACTAGATTGTTTACCATGTCTACATCAAATTCTTCAGGAATAAAAACAGCAAAATCATTAAACCATTGTCTGTAATAGATATTGTCAAAACATATTGGAGTAAGCCCTAATGATGCACCTTCTAATACAGGAACTTCGAATCCTGCCCCTGAACGTAAGCCTGAAACAAATTTACATGATTTATATAAATCAACTAATTCGTCATTCTCAACCCATTCTTTGTACCAATGATGTTTTTCATCAAAAAACAATCCTTGTCTTAGAAAATCCCACTTCTTAATATCTAAATGAATTAATTTTCCACCTGTTTGTTTTGTTGCCAAATACTGTTCGCTGTAACGTTCGGAATCATAAAAACCAAAACATATTGATGTGTTAGGTCTATCCAATTGAACTAATTCATAAGGATTGTCTTGTCCAAACAATTGTTCGTCAAAACCCCAAGCACCAAGCACATGGTTTTTCTTGTCGTTTTCATCAATGTATCCTAAGTGTCTCAGAGGGTGAAAGGTGTAAGTCATTTTTAGAAGGGGATTGGAGAAGAATTCGTTGAAATATTCTTTTGAGTTTTGGAGTTCTGAAATTAAGAAGATTATTGGTTTATTACAGTTGTGTAAATAAAAATCTAAATCATGTTTATATTGCAAATGAATAATTGCAAAGTCACAATCGTTTAGATTATCTACAAAAGTAATATTTTCAGGAGAATATTTTTTTAAGTTGTTTAGGATTCTTGTACCACCTGTTCTTAATTCTCCACCGAAATGAAAGTAACATTTAATTTGATTCAACCTTATCCCTCCAATGATTTAAAATTCTTTCTAAGGTATCCCTAAAAGGTATTTCAGGTTGCCAACCTGTCAATGTATTAATTTTGTGATTAGAGCCATGCTCTAAAGGAATGTCTGAAGGTCTTAATCTTGATTCATCAACCTCAATTGTAATGTCAGCATTCGACAACTCAACCAATTGATTTAAAATGTCTTTCATTTTTCTTGGTGTGCCTGAACAAATATTATAAGCTTCACCATTTTCACCATCAAACATCAAGCTCCATAAACCTCTTACAAAATCTTTGACATCAGTAATGTCTCGAAATGTGTTTAAATTGCCAACCTTCAAGACACCTTTGCCATCTTTTTCAATCATTGCAATTTGCTTTGCAAAACTATTGATAGCATTGTTTTCGCCCTGACGTTCACCTGCAATAATGTATGGTCTGATTCTAACAATAGGTAATTCATAATTCCTAAAGTATTGATATGAAAGAAGGTCTTGAGTAGCTTTTGTAACTGCATAAAGACTTAATGGGTTAAATGCAGTGTCTTCAGTTGTAGGATATTTACCTTTAACATCACCATAGGAAGCTGACGAGCAAGTAACCATGATTTTCTTAGGAGTATACTCTGATATTCTAATTGCTTCAAAAATATTTAAATTTCCAACTATATTACTATTTACAGTCATATAAGGATTTGACTCAGAAATTTTTGGATACGATTGCGCCCCTAAATGTATTATGTATTCAGGTTTATTTCCTCTGATAAGATTGATGCAAGCGTATAAATCAGTAAAATCACAATCAATATAATTTACAACATCAGGTAGATACGGTAGTGTTCTAGGTAATTTTGTAGCAATAATTTCATATTTATCAGCAAATTTAGTAGTGATAAATTCTATCAGATGTGAACCTATAAGTCCTGTTCCACCTGTAATTAAAATTTTTTCTTTCATTTCCTTCACCCTTTTATTGAAAATAAGAGGTAGAACTACCTCTTATTTATTATTCCATATCAATTAAAACTTCCATTGGGATGCCACTAGCTTCTGCTAACAGTTGTAATTTTGTTGTGTTGTCAACTTTGATTTCTTTAGCAATACTAACGACTTCTCGCAATAAAGCACTATTCTCAGATTCTTTGATTGTTTCCAACATCTTCTTCAATAGTGGAATTCCACCTTTAAGACCTTTTTCAATCTCTGCTCTTGAAATTTGATTAACCTTAATCTCTTCACGCTCTAAGCCAAGACGCTTCCTTGCTTCGTCATTGTCAATGTATAGATAACCTCTTGTGAAAGTAGCTGATGTTGTATGTAAATATTGTATATCTCTAAAACTCAACTCGATAGTGTCTTCATAACTTTCAGTGGCAGGTAGCCATTCAAAATATTCACCATTTCTAAGTGATGCGGTATATACAGTGCTTCTTTTATTTAATACTGGAATTAATGTTTTGCTATCTAATGCCATTTATAAAACTTCCCTTCATCCATCAAAATATTTTATTTTGAAAAAAATTAAAAAATAAAAGGGAGAAGTATTTAACTTCTCCCTAATTTTAAAAACTAATTATATTTATTATTATGCTAAAGTAGTGTCGTTAAGTTCACCGATATTGACAGTATCAAATACGTCAACAGAAACTTTTTGACCAACCTTTAAGAACACACGTTCTGAATCAATGTCAGTATCAGATAACTGATAAAGTTCACCTTCAAAACCAATTTTAATTGGTTTATCTACACCCGCAGGTAAGATGTAAGCAAACTCTCTAGGTGCAACTGTCTTAGAATTTGTTTCATCAGCAAATGGGTTAGTATAAACTACAATATCAACTCCATTAATTACAGAGAATAAACCATTCTGATTTAATGTATCTTTCATGCCATCAGACATTTTATCTGCACCAACTAGACCTACCAACTTCTTAGCGAAATCAATATCACATAAAGCAGAAGCTTTACGATTGTAACGTTGAACCACAGAAGTAACAGCGTTGAAGTTGTTAAGAGCGATTCCCGCACCTGCCCAACGATTTGGTGATGGAGCAGAAGACATTGCAGTATGTAGGACAGCAATTGCTTTAGCAACAATTTGGTCTTCCATATCTTGAACTAACATTTCAACTACACCTTTGAAACCTTCTGAAGAACCTGACAATAATTGGTCATACTCATAATATGCGCCACCTTGAATTTTTACTGGTTCAGCAGTAAATTTCTCTTGGAAACCAATCCGAGTGTAGTCTACAGTAGTACCACGAGCAGACCATTTCATTTTGATTTTGCCTTTTGGCTTTCTCCATTCAATCTTTTGACCATGTGCAACATGAGAAGTCTCAGCAACATAGTTTAAGAAGTCCATTTTAGGCTTTAAGATTTCTTGTGCTTGCTTAACGATAATTTCGTTTAACTCCCAAATTGCTTGCGGAGATGCACCCTTAGATTTAATTACGCTCATTGCTTGACTGAATTCAGCCAATTCTTCCACTGTTGCTTTATCATTAACTACTTTTGAACAAAGTTCGAAAAATGCTTGATTTGCCATTTATTATTTCCTCCTTAAAAATTAATCATTTTTTATTTGAATTACTTTACTGTTTCTAAACGCACCATTGGTAAACCAAAGCCATATTCGCCATTTAATACATCTACGACTTGAAATACTTGTGCTGATGTTGCACTAGCAACTGCTTCTAACTGGAATTTTTTAGCTGTAGCATCCCATGAAGCATACTGACCAACAGCAGGAGCAACAGCAGTGATTTGAACAAATCCTGATGTTTCAAAACGAACACCTGTTTCAGCGTGAATTGTACGGAAATATTCACCCGCACCAATATAGAATTCCTTCATTGGTTCGTTACCATAAAGAATTTCAACTGCACAAGCTAAGAAACCTTTCTTAGTTGCATCTGAAAGTGGTTGTGCCTTACGAACACCGCCTTCATAAACGAATTCGACTAATGAATAATTTTCAAGTGCTTCTTTCGCCATTACTTCAGGGATAGTTACAACATGACGTGAATTTAAATTACCAACTGCATGAGTACCAAATTTTTCGATTGCCATTTATTTATTTCCTCCTTGATTTTAATTATATTTTTTATTTAATATTAAAGACCATACTTCTCTTCTAACGAAGGAGCAATATAATCTTTAGTATTGTTAACATTGATTACAACATCTTCATTTTTTTCTTCAACTTGAAGATTGCTTAACTCAATATTGCTTTTAACAATACGGTCAGCAACAATACCCTTAATCTTTAATTCATTCAATTCAGTGATTGCTAACTTAATTTCTTCGTCTTCTTCAATCTCTTTTTGGTCAATCATTTTAGAATTAAGAGCATATTCAACAAGTTCTTTTTGCTTGTCAGATTTAGCTTTCTCAGCTAATTCTTGTTGAACTTGCTTGTATTGTTCTACAATTGGTTCAACTTCCTGTAGCTTATCTTTCAAGCCATCAACAACCTGACCAAGCGCAATGATTCTCTCATTAGCTTGTGATTCAGAAAGTGATAAAGCTTCATCCTTAGATTGAACTTCGTCTTTCACTGTTGCCAATTCATTATCAACTTTCTCTTTCTCTGTCTGAAGATTAGCAATTTCAGTTTTCTTAACCTCTAATTCTAGCTCAACATCACCTTTAGCAGTTTGTAAAGAAGAGATTTCTACTTCTTTAGCTTCCAATTCTGCTTTAATTTCTGACGCTCTTTTGCTAATAGAAGCTAATACTTGCTCTGCAATTTCGACTAGTTCGAATTTTGCTTTTCGTGGGCTAGATACAGATAATGCACCTTCTTCACTCACTGAATAATCAAACATATACAAGTCGCCATTGTAATAATCTTGTGCCACAAAATATTCATCAAACACTAATTCTTCTCCAACCCAAAAACCGCAATAAGAATTTGCGTTGAAATCTTCACCCATTAAACCAATAACACCATCGACTAAATCCATATTAATTTCAGCCAATTCAGCCATGTCTAACATTGCGTCTGCTCTAACTTTAGCCATAATTTTTTTAGCTAATTTAGAAGCAAATTCATTCATCATTTTTCTTTTTTCTGCAACGGATAAACCCATATTTGCACCTCCATTTGAAATTTCTGTCTTTAAATCGTAGTTAAGCGAAGCAACCAATAATGTTGGCTTTGCATCAACTTCAGCGGGTTCACTGACAACTGTATTTCCTATTAGACTATTAATTCCACCATGATAACTTACTTCTCTATAATTTTCTTCAACATTATCATACTTTTTTATAAGTACTTCACAGGAAAACCGTAATCTATCAGCTTGAAATAAATCCACTATCGCACTACAAGTTTTACCAAATCTTTTCATAACCCTAGCTTCACCAATAAGACTTACTGCGCCATCTTCAGTTTCACCTTTTTCAAAAGAAATAAAAGAACCAATCATATCAGTTCCAAGCGTTTTTCCATCAAAATTGTGAGTAAGAGAGTCGTATTGTTCTGCTTCTAACTTATCTTTTTCTACCACTAAGGCAATTCCTAGATAGTTATTCTGATTTTCAACAATACCATCAATAAAGTCTTCTTTAAATCTAGTGCCATTTAAATTTGTATTTGTAGTTAAGATAACCATCTTTAAAGTCATAAATATATTATTAGATGATGATTCTAATTCGTATATTGTCGGAGTTAATTTAACAATATCTTTTAACAATTTGTCTCACCACCTTTCAAATACAAACTCTACTTTTATACATTTTTTAAACAATATTATCAATCCGAAGGGGAAGGAATACTATTACTCTTATTGCCTTTCGCCTTTATATTGTTTTCAGAATCATCTTTTTTCTTATTTGCAGGTCTTCCATTCTTGCCACTTTCACCACTTCCACCACTATTACCACTACCATCTGTGGTTTGGGTGTAAGGATTTATTGGTGGATAGATTAACTCATTTAATTTTAGTACTTTATCTTGATATTCTTTAAGACCAAGAGCGTATCTGTAAGGAACACCTAAAAGGGTTTCAGCATACGGTACAAATATACCTGTCTGCATGTAGAAATCTTTTTTGGCTGTAATATCACTTTCTCTATCACCAATAGCTGTTCTATCAAAGAATATCTTACAATCTAAACCGCTAGGTAAGAATTGTTTTATTAAGTCATTGAAAAAATATTCCCAATCTTCTAAAGCAGTAAATATATAGCGATAGAATTTTTCACTATTCATTTGAGATACACCATAGTTACTATTTTTTCCTGCGCCATAGACTAATGCACTTGAGATTCCAAGGTTTGCAAACAAATCATTATCTAACTTGTCATACAACTCTTTGGAAAACATCTCTGTATCCAATTCAACCTCTTTTAAGTCGAAGAAGCTTGGCAAAACCATGACACCTGTGCCAACATTATCTGTTGCAGACCTATTGGATTCATCTTTCTTCTTTATAAGCTTGGTAAGATTCCTAAAATAATCATCAATAATATCTTTCTTAGGTGGCTTATATGGCTCTGAATTCTGTAAGATACTTTTAACATACATAACTAATAATGATTTTATTTTTCTATCAGCTATAGATTTTTCAACCTGTTCAATCAATGCCTTATGCAATAAAGTTCCCCATGCAGATAAAGTCAAAGGTAAACCAAATGGCTGATTTCTTGTACCACGAATATTTAACACCTGTGCATTTTTAATAGGTACAAAACGATGTTCTTGACCCTTAGCACGATATTGATTATATTTACCAATTGTTACTTCTTCAGGTAATGAGTCTATTTGAGCCTTAATGTCTTTTACTGAGCCTGAAATAGTTGACAAATCAACTTCCACAATCCACTTACCATTAATCATTGAATTTATTCTTGTCTTATCTAAATCAAGGAATTGAACGAATTTGTTTTTTCTATTAACAGCAACAACTGTTCCTACTTCTGCTTGCTCTGATAATCCATCACGTACAACCTTTTTAATATTGATTGTTTCTAGCAATTCATAAATCTTCTTTTCAAATTTTGCAATCTTGGTTGGATTTTCAAAATTTGACCAAACTAGATGATAGTTCAAGCTTGGCAAAGTCTTAAATGCTTCATTGACATCCTTAACAATCCCAAATCTATTACTAAAATATCTAGAAGTATTTTGAATTCTAGTAATATTTTTATATGGATTTCTCAACATATCGTAGATTTCCTTTAAGGAAACGTCTTTAAGCCCTGCGCCTGAACCATATTGGGAAATAAAGTCCTGTACACTACTTAACTCCAATAGATAGTCAATGGGTTCATTTTGTGTTTCTGTATTATTTTCCGACAACTAATTCCACCTCCTTACATTCTAAAGTGAGTGCATGAAGAATAGTAAATCCTCCATATCATCTTCATCTTCTTCTTTTTCAAGAAATAGACTGATATAATATAAACCATAGGCTAAAGCCGAATATCTATCTTTATCTATTCTTTTAACCACTCTTTCCACTGTTACAGATTTGTTTTGTGTCTCTTTTAACTTTAAATTTGAAACTTCATCAATCAAATACTGCATCTGTGAAGATACAACTTCAGCGTCTAAATCATCAATATTATTTGGTAAATTATCTTTAATGTCATCAAATGATTTGACAAGTTTTAATTTATTAGATTCAACATAGTCGATAAAAGTACGAATAATTTCACCATTAATCCCCTGAGACTTCAAGGAATAAACAAATGGTGGAGAGTCAGGTACAGCAGGTCTATCATTAGTATTAATAGTTGCAAAACAACCTAATTCTTCATTAGTTTCATTGTCAGTTGAATCTTCTAAGAGTTGTTCAACCAATCCTTGACCAATAGCATTAGCGTCCACAATAATGGCTTTAACTCTAGATTTATTAATGTCTAGGTTTCCACCATATTTATAAAATAATTTTTTAACCACTACTGCTTGCTCTTTGTAATTTAGTCCGTTTGGTGGAGTAATAATATTGACAACATGAACTTGTCTGATGACTCCTTGTGCGTTTCTAATAATTTTTAAAACTGCTATTGCTGATTTATTATTTGCATCTAATTCAGAACGTGCAACGTCAACTGAAAGTACGTATTCATTCAATTCAAGATTCCCTCTTTTATCTTTCGGACATTCTAATTCAATTGTTGCTATAGTTCTTGCCTTCATTAATTTACTTACATTAATCAAAGCCCCACTACTTGCGCCAATCCAATCGCACAGATAATTTTGTCGGAATCTTGTAACATTACCCTGTCTAGCCTTATTTATAATAGAAATTTTCTGTCTTCCAAAGTGAACAGGTATTCGCCAATCAGAACCGAATACAAATGTACCTTTTAAATCAGTCATATCATGAACCATTTTAAGGATTTTCTCGTATTCGTCACTATTTTTATAACCTGATGTAGAAAAACGGTTTATTTGACCATTTAATTCTGTAGGGTCAATATCACCCCGAACAGTTGTTCGTGGTATATTGAAAATGGGTTCAATAGCATCTTCATATAAATCTTTATCTATCAAAGCTGATTCTTCAAGACTACCTCTACGTCTACGAAGTCCTTTTGATGATTGAGCATTTGCTAAATTATCAATAACTGCACCATTTTGAAATTCAACTCTACCTGTATCTTTAGAAAAATTGGCACTTTTTATTTCATCAGCCATTGCAGGATAAAATCTCAATATTTCATCATGTTTTTCCTTCCAAATCTTAACCGCAGACTCTTTTGTAGAAGCTGTAATTGCTAGAGTAATATTTGGATGTGTTACAGCAGTGTGATATGCAACCATTATTTGTACAAGTGTCTTACTTCCTCCCCTTGGGATACAGAAGTAATTTTCTTGAAATCTGCTTAATACTCGCATCATGACTCTTTGATATAGGTCTATCTTAATTCCACCAACTTCAGGTTTTATCATGTCATAATAAATATCAGGATACCATCTAAGATATGAACAAAATTCAAGCCATTTATGCAAATGTTTTTTGATTCCGTTAGAGCTGTCAGTTGGCTTTACAGGAGAACTAAAAGAAGGATTATATATATCACTTCTATCATTAGTGTGCTTTTTATTGTCACTCTGAAAATTCTTGTAACTCGCCATCTTCTTCACCACCCTCGACCATTTCATCATCGTCATCATAAAGTGGCTCTATATAAACTTCATTCAAATCTCTAAATACATTATTTCTACTTGCCTTAAATCTTTCCTTTTCTTCAGAGTTGTACCCTTTAGACTGAAAGAATTCATCAAGCATTTCATCATAAAAATTCCATATTTCTCTATACGAAACTTTTTCTTTATCCTCAAGCCTTCTGTTATAATTAACAGTTGCCCAAATAACCATGTCAACATCGTCCATAGGTTGCTCAAGAATTTTAGGTAACAATGGTATAATACTTACTTCAGTCTCAACTGCTTCAAACAATTGGGAGACTACATCTACCCCACCACTAATATCACTTTTACTTAATTGTGAAACATTTAGTTTTGCGTCTTTAGCTGAACCTGATGCCAAAGCACCCCACTCTTTAGCTTCCTTTACATTGCCACTAGCTGTTGCCAGTTCTTCTTTCACACGAAAGCGAATGTATGAGATTAGACCCTCTGTATGTAAAGCTGTCTTTTCACCGTAATTATGAATTAATTTATTATATTTTCTTTCGAATTGCTGATATTCTTCAGGTTCGTAACCAAAGCCCCACTTATCAATGATTTTTTCAGTAATCTTAAAATCACTATTTGAATATGATTTTTTACCCTCTCTTTCATTTGAATCAACTTTTTCAGACTGCTTTTCTTCAATGCTGTCATCATAAGTTAACCCTTTATACTGAGGTAGTGAGTTAATATTTTTCATATATGCACCAAAGGTGTCATTCTTTGAATGTAACGAACTTTCCCATAAAGTGTGAATATAAGGCTTATCAATTTGTCTCAATATTCTTTTTACGGAAGCAATATCATTTTCATCAATTTGTTCTAATATACACTTCTTACATATGGGAACTTTCCCATCAGGAAACATCTTACTAGTAGTGTTATAGAACGCTGTAAGGACTCTATCATCCTCACATGTTACACATCTCTTCTTTTTATTATTACTCATTTTTAAGTCATCCTTCCCCTTGAATAAGAAGAAATCCTTAGTTAAGGACATTCGAGGAATTCTCCTTTTTATTCATCCTCACTTATAAAGCCATCTTTGAGTATGTTTAATGCCATAATTTTTCCTTCAATGTCTGATATGTAAGTTTCTTGCATTGCATGAACGAAAACTTCATCGAAGAATTCGTACATAACTTCCTCCACTTCTTCAGGGCATTCACATTCTAAAACTGCTTCGATATATTGTTCTATCAAGTCTTCAGGGTCAATTCTATCAACGTCAATAGCACTAATTTCTTCTTCGACATCATATTGTGAACCATTATTAAAATCTAAACCTAAATTGTTATTTATTCCATGTCCACCTCTACAATGCGGACAATTGCACTTATTATAATTATTATATTTATCACTTGAATTCTTATCGAACATTCCCATACTTACACCAACTTTTAGATTATTTGTAATCCAATTCTAATAGGTATTATATCTCCATTTTCTTCTACAACGATAAAAGCTTGGCTTGCGTCAGTTGTTGCACCAATGTCCTTGCTATAATTATTTTTACCCATTAGGCAACCAACACCAATTACCATTCTGCCATTATCATCATCAATACAGTAATAGTGATGCAGATGACCATGAATTAGATAATCAATAAATTCATTATCCATAGAAATATGTGCCTTCAATCTTTTCTTCATGTCACCTCTGTCTTTATCGCCATGTAAAAATTTAAAATTCTTGTTATTAATCTTTAATTTTATTTCTGTTGAATCAGGCTGTACATCCAACATATTAATTCTTCTCAACTTTTTGGTACTATTTGATTTAAGAACCTCTATTAAATCTTTGATATTTTCTGATATTACAACATTTGCATTATCTCCATCATGATTTTTCTTTTTGTCACCATTTGCTCTATCGTGATTTCCACCTATACTAGCAAAGTTAATATTCGCATATTCAGCAAGAGAGATGATTAAATCAAATAACAATTTACCTGCTTTAGCTATCTGCATATTTACACCAAATTCACAATCTTGTGATTGGTTGTCTCTCATATACATGTGTTCAACCCAATCTCCCAATCCAATAATGTATAAGTCAGAAATGTTGTGTGTATTACATTTATCCAATGTAATTCGCTTTAATTCTTCTAATCTTTTTTGAGCGATTTCAAGATTGTAATAATTCCCTAGACAATTGTCAACTTTAACACCGATATGCCAATCAGTTACAATTAATATTCCCTTTGTACCACTGCTTGGCTTTGGTTGTTCGTAAATATAATGAGGAACACTAAAGTCTATGTCGTCCAAGATAATATTTCTAAATTCATCTACCATCACTGCTGTACGTGACATTTCTCTGATATTTTTATTTATTTCCCTTAAAATATCTTGATTGATTTGTTTTTCAAAACGAAAATCACCAACAATACGTTTCATGGCATCCAATTTTGAAGTAAAGATTAAGTCAGCATGTTTTGGTAAATTATTTAACTTGCCTGTAATTTTTTGATAATCTTTTACAAGGCATCTATAACTCTCTGAAGTGTCAGAATTAAATACACCTTCTTCTTCCATAACTTTTTTATGCTCTGACCAAGAAATTCTTCTAGATGGGGATTTCTCTTGGAGCGCTAATTTTACTTCCACTGCCTTTTCCAAATGTTCTTCATCAACTGTTATGGTCATACCTTCTCTGTTCGTGAAACTTCTCAACCCTATTCCCCCTTTTTCCTAAAAAACAAAAAATCACACCTGAAAGGTGTGACCAATTAAAATACTGTTTTTATCTCATTTGTCTAGTGCTTCTGCTATCAAATCTATAATATCTAAATATGTTTCTTTATTTGTAATTGCATCAATAATTGAAATCCCACAATTTATATCAATTTCAACATCTCTATCTAAAACAATAACTTCTTTCCCATTTGTTTCCCATACAAGACCGATTGTTTTATTATTATTTTGCAATGCTTTTGTTACGGTTGCCACTTGAATATCACCTCTGATTATTTTAATTGGGCTTTCCATTCTCTAGCCTGTTGTAAACCTTCTAAGGTGAAATCGAATACTAAAACTTTATCTTTAGTCTCAACCACGTCAATTTCTTTTGAGAAAAACTTTGTTGTTTTCCCATCTTTACCTAAAACATTTTTTGTCTTTAAATTTACTACAGCATATTTGACACCATGAAACGTTTTTACTTTTCTGATTCCGTACATTCGTTCTACCTTCTTTCCTATTGTTGTTTATTGGAGTGACAGGATTCGAACCTGCGACCTCAACATCCCAAATGTTGCCTTCTACCACTGAATTACACCCCATTGGTGTGGGAATTACCCCACAATTGTAACTTGTAACACCGTTGTTTGTGGTACAACAGCAAACCAAGTTCATTTTATCAACTGACGAGGAGGATTTGAATGAACTAAGACTCCTGTAAGACTTGAACTTACGACATTCAGCTTAACAGGCTGACGCTCTAACCAACTGAGCTAAGGAGTCGTGTAAACAGCACATATAACCCACACTACTTATGTGCCAATGTTTTAGGAAAATCATGTCCACTTGTCAACATGATTAATTACTACCACAACCTAAAACTAGTTTTCATCTTGCAAGGACAAGTGCCTTCGCTCTAACAAGACCTTTGGGTGAAAAACTTATGCCTATTAAGGCTTGGTCGTAAAGACCATCAATATTCTGTGCTTTTTTTCAATTCCTCCACAGCGAAGAACTAATTTAATTCGCTAATTGCGAAATAATCACTTTATTTGTATGCACAGAATAATGAAACTGTCATTCCACTTTCTTTTGCATATGCTTCTGCTTCACTTCTAGCAATCATAGGGGCAAAGCCTTCAACATCGTGAACGTATTCCTTAATGATTGTTTCGCCTTGAGCATTTTTAAACTTTTCTTGCAAGATAGCATAATACTTTTTATTTCTCATTTTTCAATCCCCTTCATCCCTTATTTATAACTATTAAGTTACAAAACTACCACAGATATAACTCTCCCAATTGTCTGTGGCAGTTTTGTAACTATTACCAACTTGTCAGCTTGGAGGATAACCACTTAGTCTATCAATAAGCACTAGGTATAACCTTTAAATCCAAGTTTTTTGAATAACTTTCACCTTTAAGACCTAAACTTTGAACCGCCCATTGCGGTAAAAGAGTTTTGAATCTTGAACTCTGATACTTGATTTCTCAACTTTGAACTTTTAGGATTGGAATTTCTCCGCATATGTAATGTACGTCTATATGACATACCCTGTAATATAGCAACTCTTAATGAGTTATATTTTAGGTATCATCCTAAATTCTTTAGTCTTGATACTGAGTATCAAAAATATAAATACAATATCGCTTGTATAAAGGCGTATTGAAGTTCGTGGTTTTCGACAAATTGGTAATAATTATTTGATATATAGGGTGGTTGTCCCACCCTTTTAGATTCTAATACTCAACTGTGATGTCAGTCTTAACATTTACCTCGCTGAGTGATAAATCGCACTCGCTTTCAAAAACATCAATTTGCTCTTGAAGTTTATCCATTACCTGTTTTAATTGGAGTGGGTCAACTAAATGTGGTTCGTTCATATCAAGGAATGGTTTTAATGCATCCCTATTTTCCAAACCTTTAGCTTTACCCTCTTTTCCGTAAAGTGTTTCAAGGTGTTTGTCAAGATTAGCTTTAAAGCTATCATCCTTACGTTGATACTCATTTAAAGCTGTGACATATTGATTACGCAATAAATTATGAAGGTTTTTTAGATGAACAATAGAATCTTTTCTCTCTATTGCAGTTGCAATAGTCATTGTTTCATCTCCAACCTTTACAGGTGTTGTTGCATTTGCTACGACAATTGCACCTTTAATTGCATCCCTACGTTTGATAAGGTCAGTAATCGAATCAATTTTAGCGTTTGCTTGAACGGAAAAATCTTCATCATCCTTGTAACCAATGACAGGTTTTTCGCCCACTCTAACACTAATTAACTTAGCCCCTGACATTGCATTATTAATACGTTTGTCAAGTAGTTTTAATTCCGAAAGTCCTCTTTGAATTGACATTACTTCAACTGTCATTTTTATCAATCTCCCTTATTCCCATTTAATTATATTTATGATTTGTATTTGCTAAATTGAGTGTGTGAATTAATACATTGCACAACAGTACAACGTTCAACTTTTTAATATTCAATTGTCATAGAACTAAACCTTTTAAGGCTCGCATTTAATGGTAGCGAAACACCAAGAATTTCGGCATATAGCCTATTCACACACTCAAACACTCAATTTAACAAATAGTTTTCTAAATTAAGTGTGCAACGAGTTCTAGTAATCACACTTTCTTGGAGAGTGACCCTTCTTTGTATGGCTCTCGCCAGTTGCACACTTAATTTAGAACACAAGTTTATATTTTAGTCTCATAACTTGGTAAAAAGAGAGTTAAGTTGTTTAGTAGATATTCTCTATCTATAAACATTATAGCATTTTATTTATCACTTGTCAACTATCCGACTAAATGATGTTTTAATTATCAAATTATTCATTATATCATTTCGGCAAATACTTTACTTGCTTCAGACCGTACATCTTCCTCTAAAATTACAATCCCAACAAGAGGATTCCCTTTTAACGAATCAATAGCGTGTAGCAAACCATTACTTGCCATATATTTATCTTCTGCTTGTTTGAAATCGCCCGCAAAGACAATCTCTGAGTTCTCTGCTAACCTAGTACCAATCAATTTTAATAATTTAGAAGTTAAGTCCTCAGCTTCATCAACCACTACAAAAGTATCCTCAATTGAAAGACCTTTGATATAATAAGGTATTTCTTTGACTAGCTGACCCCTTGTTTCAAGTAATTCTGCTTCTTGTTCTCCACCTTCAAGATGCTGAACAAATGGTTTAAAGAAGTCTTTGGTCTTATCTTCCTTATCGCCTTTAAGCCATCCAATTGCTTCACCACTACCAATTGGATTCCTAAGAACCATAATTTTACCATGATTACCCTTTTCAAGAACGTGATAAATTGCCATTTTAACAGCTAAATATGTCTTTCCGCTACCATATGTACCCGCAATTATTTTGATAGGAATCTCTTTATTATACAACATGTCTAAAGCACATTCCTGTTCCTCATTCTTTGCCTTCACAATCTTCTTATCAGGTATTTTAAGCTTGACTAAAATCTTGCCATTAAATCTAAATTTATCAATAACTTCATATGTAATTGACCCATCTTTATTTTTTATTGGTTTATCCTTGTTGTAAACTATTAAGTATTGATTTGTTAGTAAACCATAATTATTACTAGAGGGATTCTGATAAATTTTTGCAAGTTCTTCTTGGTCTGATTCTGACTCTGATAGATAGACCTTATGGATACCTGTATATTCTTGTGCAGACTCAATTCTTACATCTTCTAAATCTACTACTTCAATACCAAATCCTTCTGCTTTCAATTGTAAAAGAACATCTTTTGTGATAATGCCATATTGGTTATCCACACAAGCCTTCAATATGTTATCATCTTGATACGATGAAGAAAAATCTCTACCCAATTCAGAACCATCATAATTCTTTAGGTCAAATGAGAAATTTTTTCTATTCCTTTTAATAAAGCGTACAGCTTTTCTTGCCCTATAAGCCAAATCTTCATCACTTGATGATTTGTGCTTATCTAGTTCCCTTAAAGTATGCGATAATAGTACTAGTCTATATTGGCTTAAATTTCCAATATCACCTAGTAATATATTTGTATCAGGCGCATAGAGTTTTGAATCATTCATTTATTATTAGCCACCCTTCTTATAAAAAAAAGAGAAGTACGACATTTTTCAGTCTTACCTCTCCCTTGATTGGCTTACTTATAAATTACTTAACTGCTTTTTTCAGTGAATCACTTGGAACAAAGCCCACAGCTTGTCGTGCTTCAATTTCAATTTCTTCACCTGTCTGTGGATTACGACCCATACGTGAACCACGCTCACGCAATTCCCAAGTTCCTAGACCACTTAGACCTACATTCTTACCTTCAACTAAGAATCCATAAACTACATTTGCTACTGCTTTAGCTGTAAAGTCAGCGTCACGATTAGTTACTTTTTTCTTAGATTCTACACCTGCATGTAAAGCTTCTAATTCCTCTTTAATTGCTTGACGAAATTCTTTCATTGAAACCTTTTCTGTTTGTACCTTTGCCATAATAATCAATCTCCTTTTTCCCATTAAAATTATTGTATTTTTTATTTTATTTATGTAATAAAGCTAGTGATTATATTTTACACTTGCTCTACAAAAACCGTAATATTTGTTCCACTTTGGTCTAAAAATTTTATTTCTCCATCAACATCCACCACTATCACACTATCCATTTGACTATCATTTGTCCAATCATTATATTTATCATTTGTAACAACAGGATAATCAACAACTTCATATTGTTTAAGATTTGGTGAAATTCTATAATTTACTTTATTATAACAGAATTCATTAGTTATGTCAACTGGTCTTTCAATTATCGTTTTCATCAGTAATCACTGCTTTCATCGTTATTGTGGTCTACAAGTCCTAGTAATTGTCTTTGGTCTTGTGGCAAACAGGAAAAGTTTGATGATTTTGCATTTCCTCTTTGCATATGTTTAATTTTTGTTACTGACATTATGTATTTATCTTCTTTATTCTTCTTATTCCCATCTTTAACTAAACAAAGATAATTTGATAATACATCTAAACAAACTTTTGTATTAATTAGTTCCCATGAACTTTCAAAATACGAATTCCATTCCTTTAGAATCCTATCAACTACTTCCTTTCGTTCTTCAAGGGGTAGGCTAGTATCTAATTTTATACTGTCACCATTAGGTAATTTCAACTTCATGTAATTATCCCCTCATTAATAATGTAATTTGTTAAATATGAATTTACCACATACATTGCGAAATGTTTTATGCTGTACATTTTTTGCAATTACTCCTATATCCATCTTTGCCTTTTTTGTCCTTATAGAAGAAGTAATCTGTCAGTGGTAATTCTGATTCGCACTTTGAACATTTTCTAAATTCAGTACTTAAGTAATTCTTATGTATTTGGATTTTCCAAAGTCTTTCATTCATTTCTGTAATTGTCCTACAAATACTCTCAAATCTTCTTTTTATTGTACGAGAGGTGGCTTTTTGTGTGGCATCTTCAATATCTTTAAATGTGTAACCCATAAACAACAATTTTAAAAGTGCCAACTGTTCTTCTTTGAATTTACATTTATCTATTAAATCATCCAAGCAAACGAAAAGATTAACTAATTCTGCATTTAACTCTTTTACGTTTCCTGCATGGTTATAAAAATTATCTGTTTTTTCTCCATAATATAAATCTATCTTATCCCTATAGAGGATTAGCCACTTCACAACATTTGTGTCTGATAGACTTAGATTTTTGAAGTTTCTCTCGCTTTTATGTATATCTATTTTCACAACTCCCATTACTACTTGCCACTTCCCTCTTTGGTGCATTACTTGTTTCTTCTATAGTAATATAATATCATTTTATTTATCATTTGTCAAATTTTCTGCTAACATGTCCTTGAGGAAGGTATTTCTTTTTGAAGCGTTATCAGTTCGAATGGCATGTATCAAAGCTTCGTTCTCACAAATAAGGATTGCCAATTTACTTGCTCTTGTTAGTGCAGTATAAACAAGTTGTCTTGACAATAAAACATATGAAGAATAGTCTAATCCTATTACAACATTGTCAAACTGACTTCCCTGTACTCGATGTACAGTCAGTGCGTATGCCATATCAATTTGTCCCATATCTTCTTGATTATATTTAACACTGCCGACTCCAACAAAGTCGATGGTTATTTCCTTTAAGATAGTGTCCACTTCCTTGACAATACCTAGAGTTCCATTCCAACAATTAATATCATAATTGTTTCCTTGCTGTATTACTTTGTCCCCTTCTTTGAAATCGTATCCATTTCTATTAATTACAGGTTTCATTTCAGGGTTAAATATTTCTTGTAACTCTATATTCAATTTTTTTGTGCAAATCTCTCCACGATTTTTTAGTGGCACAATTACTTGAAAGTTCATCAAATCAAAGTTTGGTGCATTCAAATATTGTTTACATGCTTTAATAATCGCCTTTTTAACTGTCTCTACTTTTCTGTATGGTTTAAAGTGAAGGTCTTTTAATTCTCCGATAACTCTTTCTTCATAGTTATCTTTCGTATTAAACTGAATACCTTCTCTTATGTTGTTGGCAGTACTTAAAATTCCACTTTTCATTGCCTGTCTGTGAACTTGTGTAAGATATACCTTTGGTACAAACTTACTATCAACTAGGTCTTTAAATACATTTCCTGCCCCAATTGGTTCAAGTTGTTCGACATCTCCTAATACGATAAGTTTTCCACATGTTGGCATTGCTCCAAATAAAGCATTGCAAATATAACTATTTACCATTGAAGCTTCATCAAGTACACCTGCGCCTTTAGGCAATGTATTATTATAATCATGAAGGAAACCATTTGATTCAGCATTCCAACCTAGTAATCTATGTATAGTTGATGAATTTAGACCTGTACTTTCAGCAATACGTTGAGCCGCTTTTCCACTCAGCGCACATGCATAATAATCTTTAAATTCATCATCTGATTTTAATACTTCTACAATTCCTTTTAATATGGTTGTTTTACCTGTTCCTGCCTTACCTGTTATGACAACAAAGTTATTTTCAACAGCCATTTTGATAGCATCTCTTTGTTCATCAGTAAAATTAAAACCCTGTTTTTCTTCAGCTTTATTGATTTTTTCATCTAAGTTTTCAACTGGTTTTGGTTTTGTTGAAAGAAGTCGCTTGACGGATTCAGAAATCCACTTCTCATAATTGTAAAGATTAATCCTAGCCACTCTATCATCACTTATGTATAAAGTCTTACCACTATATTTGTTTAAATATTCCTCAGAATATTTTTGGTCAATTTTCATCATCTCTGTACATTTCTTTACTAGTCCAGTTATAGACAACCATGAATGACCTGAGTTATTCCCTACATCGTCTAGCACGTATTTAATACAGGCTTCAATCCTGTAGTTTGATGTTGGTTCAACACCCATGCTCAAAGCATATGTATCACATTTTGCAAATCCTATTCCATCCACTTCTGTAAGTGTATATGGATTCTCAGTGATTTTATCAACCACTAGTTTAGCAGACCCATATTTTTTAACAAGTTTACTGACAATGTTGTATGTTAATCCATATTTTGACAATGCAATCAAAGCTTCTTGGAGTTCTAAGTTAGCTACAACTTTTGTTCTAACAACATTATAAGTTGTTTCTCCCATACCTTTAATTTTACGGTAATCAAACTTATTGGTCTTCATTAGTTCAATAATGTCTTCCCCATCATTGTATACTTCATAGATATTTTGAACTTGCAATTCTGTTAATAATGTAGATAAGTATGCTTTTTGTTCATCAACTGATGTTGGTAGGTTCTGAAACACATTTTGCACTTCATATCCTATTCCATATTTGGGATTATTCTTTTCTACCATTTTAACATTATATACAGAACCCACTTCTAATTTTGGCATTACGCCACTTATTGAAAGATTGTTATATTGGTTGAATTTCAAATCATGTAGGTTAATATCATCTTCGTTTGTAGGCAAAGCACCATAAATCTTAAAATCATTGCTTGTGCTTGACCATACCAATCTATCAATTTTCACCTCAATTTCAATCATGCACTTCATTCCTCTCAATTTATCATAATCTTATTCTATCATTATATTTATCACTTGTCTAGAATATTTTAAATATATTTTTAAGATATATTTATATGATACTATCATACTCCTCCCTCCCCTGCCATATACTTTATTAAAGCAGGGACAGATGTACAGTGTTCTAGGGAAAATCTATCAATTTTGAGGTGATAATCAATGAGGGAGAAGGTAAGTAATAGGAAGGAAAGAAGTGATAAGAAGGTGGATGTTAAGCCGACAGTTCCAATTCATCTCTACAATTGCATTGCCAACCTTGCAGACATCACAGGTCAACCCATTAAAAATGTAGTTGAATTTATCTGTATGGATGGCTTGCGTTCAAGGAAAGTTCTTGATTTTATTTCTCAATATTTCCGAAGAGATTACCAACACGAAAACACTATATATAGAGGAAATCCGAATTTAGCCCATAGCCGATACATTGTTAAGAACGTACCATCTAAAAGAGTCTCTACACGCTTCAACAAGGAATTTAATGAGAGTATGGAAGTATTAGCATTCTCATTGGGTTTAACGTCTGTATCATCAGCTACAAGACTTCTACTTGAGTGTGCTATACGTGATATTGACATTATAGACAGATTAATCCGTTTATATACGACAAATTTAAGCGAACTACAAAAAAAATTGCTAAGAGATACTTTAAAGTATCTATATAAGAACAATCCCTTTAAAGAACAGATAACTTTTATTGAAATTGTAGAAATGCTGATTGATGAAGCGAGAGAGTGGAGTATTTTAGGGTTAAGAAAAAATGTATAAAAAAGGTATATTTTTAGATGTTTTTTAATATAGTAGTATCAATCAATATATTTTAATATCACGATTGAAAGGGGTTGATTTTTAGTGATTGATAGTGAAAACTACTTTCTTCATATTGTTAATCGTCTAACTATTGATGATATTTCTGTCTTAGGCGTTTTGATTGACAATAAAGCAACTGCACCATTTAAAGCAATGAAGAAAAAGGAGTTATCTGAAGTAGCTGATATATCTGAAGCCAATCTAAGAAAAACCATTTACAGACTAGATGTAGCAAACTTTGTTGAAACTGTGACAGGCATTAGGGAACATAAGCTCTATGTTACAGATTTAGGCGTGTTGGCAATTGAAAAATCATTAGAGGGAGAGATGGAAGAATGATAGGAATATTAGGTGTTGGTGGTGCGGGTGGCAATATTGCAGACGAATCCAGTAAGCATAATTTTCTAACAGGGGCAATTAACTTTTCTAAGTCTGATTTAGATTCTTTGGAACATGTTGAGAACACACTTAAGCTAGTTGGTTCTGAAGGTGTAGGTCATAATCGTGATGAAGCTATCAGACTAATGGCAAACAATTGGGAATCAGCTTTAAATTTTGTCAAACAGACATTTATCAATCCTGAAATTATCATTGTGACTTTTTCTACAGGTGGTGGTAGTGGTAGTGGAATAGCCCCTATCCTTCTAGAAATTTTGGCGAATGAAATGCCTGAAAAAACTTTTGTAGCTATGCCAATCATCCCTGACAAAACAGAGGTTGTCAGCAATCAAATGAATTGTTTGCAAACCTTTGAAGAATTATCTAAATTAGATATTTGCATTATGCCAATTGATAATGAAAAAGTCAGAATTAATGTTAATGCAAAAAATCAACTATACAAGACAATAAACGAAACCACTGTTAATCTCTTAGACGAATTGTATTCCTACACAACCAAGACATCTAAGAATGGAAACCTTGACAGGAAAGATTTGCTATCCATCTTGAACACAAAAGGAATTGGTCTAATTGCAGAAACAGATATATCTAAATTCAGTGAGGATATAAAATTCAGTGTTGAGACTGTTACTGATAAAATTCGGATGTCTTGGGAAGAATCAGTGTTCTCCCCTATTGAATATAATAGAGTTATGAAATCAGGTATTGTACTGGATGCTGAAGAATCACTTATGCAATTCTTAAATTATAAATCCATCTTTGGAGCATTTGACAAAGGAATGCCTATTGATTTATTTGAGGGAAATTATCATGAAAAGAGAGGTACTGTTTTATCTATCCTAACTGGTCTTTCATGGATTAATACAAGGTTGAATGATATTTCTCAAATCATTAAAGAACAGGAAACAAGAATGGAACAAATGTTTGATGATGAAGAAAACCAAAATTATAAAGTAACGGTCAACCAAGATTTTTCTGCAAGATTAAGAACAAAGCCAAAACAGTCTAAGAAATCGGTAACAGACATCCTCAGTAGATATAAGAGATAAAGATAGAAGACAGGAGAAATGCATACTCAAAAACCCATCTACCGACAGGGATAGATGGGTTTTTAGTTAATAATCCTTGTAAACACAACTTTTTTGGAAATAGGTTATCTTTTTTACGGTAATATAATACAGACTAATAATCCTCTTATTCTCTCTTATTTAATAATAATATAATCACTTTATTTTAGTATACTAAAGTAGTAGAGTATTAAAGTAGTAGAGTATATTAGTCTATATTTTTACATTGGTAAATAGTTTACCTTTTTAATATTAATGATAAATATAACCTATATTAAACACATTGGTAAAAAGTTAACGTATTTTACTGACAGATAGATTTCTAATAAAAACAAGAAAACCAAATCCCATAATTCGTCACCAAAAGCCCTGCGTGGTCTTCTACAGGGCTTTCAAATGGAAGTCAAAGGGTTTAGTCATGGAGCGATTACAATGCTGTACGAGTCATTTTGTGACTTCAGAATAGGTATGCCCCGACCTCTTAAAAAATATACAGAAAATTATTCCATTTATCATTGACGGACATCATAAACGGTGTTATGATGTATTTAGAAAATAATTCTAGGAGATGGTAATTATGGCAAAGAAACAACCCAAATATGATAACAATGTATCCAAACTGAAAAAGAACGCTTATTCTTATATCTCATGTTTTTTAGAAACCAAGGCATTAAACAGTACCAATACTGCATCCAGTTATGAAGCTGATATTAAACAATTTTTTAGAGCAGTTCGATACAAGGCACTTGAAATGTTAACAATTGAAGATTTAATCATTACTGTTGATGATGTTGAAGCATATCAATTACAATTAGCAAAAAATAATGACATTGCTTACAATGACGGAAAGCCTTATGCCCCTAGTTCAATTGCTAGAAAAATTAGTTCAGTCAAAAAATTATACAGTAGACTTGAAGCAAAAGACCTGCCAGTAAAAGAAGCTTGGTTTAATGTTGACAAGATTAAAGGCGAATCCGAATCTTATGGAGTATTATCTTGGGAAGAAGTATTGGATATGATTGAGTTGGTAAAAGATGAAAAGAAAGGCGATATAAAAGCATCTTTGATGGAAACTGCTGTTATTACTTGTTTTAGACAAAACTCACTACTCAACCTGACTTGGGATAATATTGAAAATATTGATGGAGTTTGGGTACTTTGTGCTGAAGAGGAAGCTATCGGTAAAGGAAAACAAATCAGCAAAAAACCAATAACTGATGAACTTCATGACAGACTAATGGGATTAAAAAAGAAGCATAAAGATAGACGTATTTTTCCATTAGAGAAAAAGACAGTTGTTGTAATGATGCAACGTTTAAGAGGGAAATTAAAATTAGATGATGACATTACATTTCACAGTTTAAAGAAATGCGGAATCAATGAAGCGTATGAAATCAGTGGCGGGGACATTATGGCAGTGGCAGAACAAGGCGACCATAAATCATTTGGTACAACCATGAAACACTACATGAAAAAGAAGAAAAAATTTAGTGAAATGGTTGGATTGAAAATTGGTCAGAAGGTTGACATATCATCATTGGAAAACTTGACTCAAGAACAATTGATGAAACTTGTGCAACAATCGAGTAGAAATGTTCAAATTGAATTAATGAATAATTTGAAGAAAATCCAACTATAATGGTTGGATTTTATTTGTAAATAACTGGAAAAGTAGGATAAAGTAAGATTTTCTCCGATATTATCTTATTTTATGAGATTTTATCTGATATTGTATGATATTATAAGATTTTCTGCGATATTATAAGATTTTCTCCGATATTTTAAGATATTATAGGATAAAGTCGGATTTTGTAGGAAAATGTAAGAGAAAATGGCATAATTTTGTTGATTTTGACCTCTATTAATGATATTCTAATAATGTAGTATTATCACAATAGGGGAGGAATATTTAACTATGACAATAGAAGTATGGGGCTATGATGATGGATACGGTGAAGGAAAAGGCTTTAACGGAAAACAACAAGTTTACTATCCATCCAATGTAACTACATATAAGGAGAAACACGACACAGTATTAAGCAGTAAGGAAAAAGACCCTTTATCTCATATTGTAGTAGAGTATGACAATAAGAAATTCTTAGTTGGTCAGGGTGCAGTAGACCAAGACATGCAGACCACTTGGATTGGTGGGAACAACAAACACAAACATCCGATGTTCCCCGCACTTGCAAAAGCAGGATTGGCAATGTTAGCTGAAGACCATGACGTTGTTAAAGTTGACCCAATTGTATTAGGCTTACCTGTGGAACATTCTGAAAACGAGAGTAGAATAAGTGATTTACAAAAAATCTTCAAAAAAAAGCACGTTATTAAGCTGACTTTAGCTGATGGTTCTGATTTTGAAAAAACTGTTGATATCAAAGAAGTACTTGTGGTGTCACAGCCTTTCGGAACATTTTGTGACCTTATCTTAAGTGATGATGGTGAAATTTCAAACCCTGAATTAGCAACCAAATTTGTCTCTGTAGTGGATATTGGTGCAGGAACAGTCAACTTTCTTACTTTAAATGATTTAGACCCAATTACAGACCTGACAAAACATAATAATAATGGGATGTACTCAGCTTATGTTGAGATTGGTAGACGTATTGAAGAAACTTTTGGCAAAAAATATCCACAGGGGGTATTGCCAAAACTAATCAAGCAAGGGTATATTTCAGGCGGGACTAATATCCAACCAATTGTAGACGAAGTATTTGAATTACATGCGGGTGAATTGATTTCCGAATGGGAAACCTTATTTAGAAACTCTATTCCGTACCTAGACGCTGTAATTTTCACTGGTGGTGGAACAGTGGTTTTAAAAGAGTATTTGGAGAGATACCTTGAAGAATACGAATTCGAAAAAATCTTTCTTGGTGTTCATAATACAGCAAGAGGTTTACGCAAATATGGTGTTCGTCATGCTAAGAAGAATGGCAAACAGGTTGTAAGGACTTCAGGTGGCTCGTATAAAATCACTGAAAGCAAAGAAGGGTTAGTAGCAAAGGAAGGGTAAAACATGGGCTTAGACAAGAACAATAGGGCTTCTATCAGTTTTAGTGAAATCGGTGATGCTGACCTAATTGCAATTCTTCAAGAAGTGAATTATAACTTTGCAGGATATTGCAAGGAACTCATGAGGGATGGACTAAAATATAGAGGACTAGCGCCTAAACAAAATAAAGTTATACTTCCCAAGCCAATGGTAAAACTATCAGAATCTGTCGTTAAGAAGCTTGAACCGTCAATTATTAATCAAGAAGAATTAATAAGGCATGTAGCAAGCAAGTTTGACAAGCTGTGAACAATAAAAAGCCTTTACCTTATGGTGAGGGCTTTTTATTGTAGAGAATTAAATAATAGAATGAAAAAACCCCCTACCAAAATTGGTAAGGGGCTGTTTCAGCGTAGTGTACTTCTTTTGTAGATTATAGGTTTTTGTTTTTTGCTTTGGCAAATATTAAGTTCTATAGTTATAATACAACAATCGACAATAACATGCAACATCTTTTTTTATTGTTTACAAAATATATCGAAATATGTTATGATTTATTTGCGTAGAAAAACCAAAGTTATCCACATGTTGATAACTTTACCTTTGTATTAACTTTTTGTAGGATTGCCACCTTTGTAGCAGTGTCATAAATAGGTTTATTTGTATTTTTTGCTGTGCCATCTTATGCACACGCAAGTTATACTTGGGTGTTTTTGTGTTACCCAAAAATAATGAAGAGGGTGAATAAGATGATTTGGGGACATAACCAAATAGAGGGATGGTTCTATACAGATAGGTGGAAATACTATCAGCGTTGCGAAGGTAATGTAGTAGCATACATAGAAAAAATGATTGGCTTTTATCGTGTCCATGTTACTGAGAGGGGACATTTAGGTGTCTGCGATATAGAATATAGAAATCAAGATTTTAACATAGCATTATTGAAAGCTGTGGAGTTATTAGAGAAATATAAAGATGCAGAAAAAATAGAACTGCAAAAAGATTACCATAGTCCATATAACCCAAAAGGGTACTGGCAAACAGAAAATAAAAAATAAAACTATTAACCAAAAAATAACAAAAAAAGAAACCCCATAGACGAGTTAATAATATTTCAAAGTTTGGCGACCACGAATATTATTAACCTAAAAGTAGGGGGTTTGTATTCATCTATTTGATTTATGTGTTAAGTATAGCATGTAATTTCAAAAATGTGAAGTACAAACCTTTAATTTCCTACTGACTTTTTTAAGTTTTTCATGGGGGAAATGGAGGTTTTTTATTATGTCTTTTTTAGAAACTGTAAAAGAACTAACCAAATCCTATCAATCTTGTGAATTCGTCCTGTTGAATAGGGGAGTAATGAGGGAACTAGGGGTAAATCCTACTATTGTATTGTCGGAATTACTAAGTAGATTTAACTATCACGCTAGTAAGAAGGAACTAGACAAAGATGGTTCTTTCTATTGTACTACTGAAAAATTAGAAGAATTAACCACATTGAAATATAAGGCACAAGCAACTGCGATTAAAATATTAGAGGAAAAAGGATTGATTAAAGCAACGAACAAGAGAGGGAACATTCGGTATTTTCAGATATTAATAGATAATGTTAAATCTCTGATTGAACGATTCTCTAAGAAAGTCACAAAGGCAAAAACAGATAATCCAAAAGAAAATTCAAGAAATGCCCAAAAGAGAAAACTAGTTTTGCCCAAAGGGAAATTCCCTATATATAAAAAGGCAGTTATAAAAACCCAAGATAAAAACCATAATAAAATATTAAAACCTAATAAATCTTCTTCTCTTAAACAGATAAAGTCTGAGAGTAGTAATGTTGAAGATGTGATGATTAAAAGAAATATGTGTATATTGGATAATTTTTTACAGGAAAAAGGATTCTCTAAACATATGATTAAAGAAACTGCGAAACAATTTGTTACAAAAGGGATAACTAAGTTCAAGTTGATAGATTTAGCTGTTGCCTATCGAAACATGTTAGAGCATAATGAAAAAGTGAAAAAAGTAATCTATCCACCAACATTCTTTGCCAATGGGGTAGCTTTATTGTTGCCCAAAATAGAGGGGGTACAAGATTCTGAGGATGTTTACTACCCCCCTGTACCTTTCTATAACTGGATGGAATCATAAAACTATTTTTCCTTAATGTTTGAAAGAAGTTCTTCCAATATGTTGACAATTTCTTTATGTGTTAAGTTAAATTGTTCTTCTACTCTTTTTAACTGAAGTAGTAATTCGACTTTTGCGAATTGCTTATAAATATTGTTTTTGTCAATTGTTAGCATTAAATGTCAATCCTCTCAATGGGTGCGACCTATACTACATTATATATGTTTGCTTCATAATCTTCTTGTGAAAGTTTTATGTCGAACAATTTCCTTTCTACGCTGATAAGATTGTTGAACTCAAGAAGATTGACGTATTTCCGAACTGTTTTTTCTGAGAATCCAGTATCAAACCCAAGTTTTTCATATGAGCGTTGATAACCTGACTTGAAGATGTCGTTTTTATGCTTCAGGTATCCGTACAGGTAAAACCCTGCTGTACCTAAATCACCATTCATAATAATCGTAAGGAACACACGAAAATCAATCCGATGGGTGTTTTCCACTTCATAGAATGTGCCTGATAATTCTTTGTCTTCAATGGCTTTTAGGCTACGGTGGAAGGCTCTAAGTGGTTTTTTAATCTTGAAATTACGGTCATTAAGATTCTTGATTATCCCTTTATAGTTGCTGATAGTTTCAAAAGTAAGTAGGTCATCATCATCATAAAAATACTGGATAGGGTAGTCTGTAGTAGTCTCTGAGTACATTAGGTTGTCAAGTACCCCCCCCTTCTTTATGATGTAATCTACCTTCTTATTTTTGGGGGAGTATCCCAAGACTTCCTTTATGGCTTCCTGAGTGACTTTATCGCCATTGTCACTTATGTACTTACAGTACCGATAAAGATAAGTAATATAGTACAAATAGGAGTAAGCAAAGGCTGTCTGACTTCCATTAGGAATATGTAGTTTCAGGTCGGTAAAGACCTCGTTTGGTAGATAAATATGTTCAGTTGCCAATATATCACATCCTATAGATTCAAGGTTCGTATGTAGGCATATACATCTTCTTGACCTGTTTGTTTGATAATTTCATCATGGAGAATAGACCATGTTTCACCTAAAGCTTCATTGTATCTATCGTCTGAATTCATTTCATCTGTTGTCTTATCAATGATACGGTAGGCTTGTATAAGGCAGTATAGTTCATATGGGTATAGTTTTGTCATTTTCAATCTTCCCTTCTCTCTAATCGTTCCAATCTATCGTTCTTTGAAAATCTAAAAAGGTAAACTTTTTTCCACTTTTAATTATATTATACACTTGATGGGAAAAACGGTCAATATGGATTCGAAAAAAATGTCGAGTGATAGAATAAAAGACAGATATTGTCGTAGAGTGCTGTATTCGTAGGATATAAGAAGGAAATGAGAGTGAGAGATAGGTAGAAAGGGAGGTAAAAAATAAAAGTAAATTGGTTATATTTAACATTAGAATAGCGATAGAAATACGAAGGCAAGAATGCCTAGAATAGAAGGGTGATATTGGGATATATTGGTATAATTGGATAATGATGGAATATTAGATAGGAATAATTAGTGAATAAGAGAGGAGAGTGGCAGGTGAAATGAGGAGTCATATAGATTGGTAAGGTGGGAGAATGAGAGAATAATGGGTGTGGAGATAGGGAAGGTGGGTCAGTTGGAATAAAATGGAAGAAACAATAATGACCTGTCGAATTAGATGTGTTGCACCCCTTTTGCCCTGAGAAGAAAGCGGATTGATTTGTAAACTACCCCCCCATAGTGTTAACCCCATAAGAGGGGTTATGATGTAATTGGTAAATTTTAGGAGATAAAAAGGCATACCATAGGGGGTAGGGTATAGGGTATAGGGTAGGGGGTATCATTTGAAATAGGGGGTAGTGTATAGGGTATAGGGGGTAGGGTATGCATGGCAGAA